ATGGCAAACAGAAAGCAGTTCCTATCCCGTTCCGAGGACGACGCTGAACTGCTCCAACTTCTGGCACGCACACAAGACGTCGAAGTGAGTGACGAGGTTCTCCATGAGCAGCGCGTGAGCTTTGCTTTTGGCAACGCAATGAATGACGATACGATTACAAAAGACAGCGTCAAAAGAGCGAGCGAGAGTATTCGGCTGCGCGCATAATCTTTACAGGGTGGCGGCACTTTTAGGGTGCCGCCAGAATACAGTAAAATGGCACTTCGAAAATCAGAATACCCTCATCTATTTGAGCGTGTACAAGAGCAGAACCTGCTCCGGCAGTACGATTTATTGACGAATTGCGTCGAGATCGGATTTGAGCAAGGCATTGATGCGTTCGACAAGTATACATTATGGGCGCTAAACTATGTGGCGGTGGCAAATATATGCCAGCTGGGCGGACGCTACCGGGAAGGGCCCATATATGTAGGAAACCACATTCCTCCCCATTTTCGTGACGTTGAAAAACATATGGATCAATTATTCTCGTTGATCCACGAAAACTGGGATGTGATTACGAGCCCCACAACGTTAGCAGCTTACGCTTTGTGGCGGCTAAACTGGATTCATCCATTCATCGAAGGAAACGGACGAACCGCGAGAGCAGCTTGCTATTACCTAATCTGTATGAGGCAGGGTCGTCTCTTGCCTGGACGTAAAATTGTACCGGAACGAATTCGGGAAAATCGAGAACCTTACTACGCTGCTCTAAAGAAAGCGGACGATGCTTGGGAGGCCGGACATTTTGATGTGTCCGAGCTGGATACATACCTTCAAGGTCTTTTGCGGGATCAGTTAGCGGACAACGATTAGCGCATACACGCGCCTTCCATTGCTCGACTCGACTGATCGAGGTCAGATTTGCCGTTCGCGCGGCGGGATCATATTTGACCGCGAAAGCGACGTAGCTCGAATTCGTTGGGGCGTTTCACAAAATCGTCCGCCGTAGCCCAGAGAGACTTGATCAAGAAAGGTGTTCTGGGGGCATTTTGACTTGGATCAGATGGGTAGCGAAGTGGGTAACCGCTAAGGCCGCCGTGAAGATTGCCGAGTGCAATGATGTACTCTTCGATAAGCGGCAGTATATCATCATCGTTAGGAACGTCCGGATAGTCACCGTTCGCACGATCCTCTGCTGCCACCAGGCGTGCATTAGCAAAAACGTGACCCCGCACCGGTTCGCATACGTCGGTGCCCCATAGGCTTACGATATCGTGTCCTTTTCGCCCTTTGGTTGGTGGCGGCTGGCCATTCAAGTTGGAACACGCTTTGAGCATCAACTCTAGCCCATGACCAGCAAGTGCCAAAGTCGGTCGAAATAGGATTCGACCTCTATCCCGCTGTGCAGCGTTCAAGACCAAAGCGCCCTCTAAGAATTGCTTTGCAATGCTCGCATATTGTCCGGCGTCCGAGGAAAAGAAATCTGCCATAAAGAACCTACCTTATTGCGAGACGGCTTTCGCGATGTGCGACTGAAGCCTAGCATTTGAATGCATCGTTCATCGGTACTAGAGTACCTTGTGTCGGTGTACCGCAAAAGTCCGCAGCGGTTTTAAACCGGCCAACGTTCGACAGTCCGTCTAACCGGGCATTTAACACCCCCCTAAACACCCCCCTCACTCCACATACCGAAACCCCTGCACGGCGCGGAAATGGCCGCCGTAGCCGGTCCCGGCGGGTTTGAGGCCTTTGCGCGCCCGGGCGGCGGCGAGGGTCTTCATGCTACGCTCCTTGGACTCGGCGTAGAGGATGGCCGAGACCTGTGCCCAGAGGGGATCGCGGCGGAGCGCTGCGGCGAGGCCGGGGTGCGAGGTGTGAAAGAGCATCGGCATCGGTTTCACTTGCGGCTTAGCGCGCGGCGTTTGAGATGGAAGCGATGCGGGGCTCAGGTCATCGAGAGTCGCGGAACATTAAAAGGGCAAGCTCTAGAGCCACATGTTTGACAGGCTCGTTCAAGCCATTGTCAGTCTTCAATTCCTCCAAGGAGTGGAACTTGCCTCTGGTAAACTGGCCAATTTCGTCAGGCCCGGCATACCCCATCAACCAGTCCGAAAATGTTCGTCTTTCAACGCCATCGCTCCAAGTGAGTGACAAGTTACTGTGACGATGATCGTGGACAATCCTCCTATAATAGCAGTCTTCGACTACAGCCTTCTCCCCCTCCAGGACCTGGAAAAAAAGTTGGTCATGATACATGAGAACGCCGGTGATCTGATCCCTCGCGTTATTGCGCTGAGAGACCTCAAGGATGTCAGACAAAGTTTCCTGACCGAGCGGTGATCGAGCGGAGCTTACATAGGCGAGTTGATAGAGCAAGAGTGGGTCCTGTGCATGATGGAAACGGCCGCTTATACCATTGGTTGTGCTATGACCATTCAGTGGCCGGCAGAATCTCGCTGGAGTTGCAGCGATTTTGAGCGATTGACCGCTTCAGGAAACGCCGGTGCGGTATCTTAAGGTAGGGAACGCGGGAGGCAGTTTCGAAAGCCCAGCGGCCTTTTTAAATGCCCCTTCAACACCCACCTAAACCCCTTTCACTCCACATAGCGAAACCCCTGCACGGCGCGAAAATGCCCGCCATAACCTGACCCGGCGGGCTTGAGCCCCTTGCGCGCCCGGGCGGCGGCGAGGGTCTTCATGCTGCGCTCCTTCGATTCGGCGTAGAGGATGGCCGAGACCTGCGCCCAGAGGGGATCGCGGCGCAGGGCGGCGGCAAGGCCGGGGTGCGAAGTGTGAAAGAGCATCGGCATGGGCCTCTCGTAGCGGTTCACGCCGCGCCGCCAGAGGGCGCAGACCTCGTTGAGAAACCGCAAGCCCAGCCCCGCGCCCTGCCACTCGGGCATGACGACGAGGCGACAGGCGCGGCCCTCGACCAGCCCCGGTCGGGTCGAGACGGCGAGATGCGCCACGGGTGCGCCGTCGACAAAGCCCACGTAGTAATTGGCCGCGATCATGCGGGGCAGCTTCAGGTAGTGATGCGGCTCAAAGGCGGGCCAGAAGGAGCCGTCCGTCTGGTGAATGTCCATGGCAATGCGCGGTGCCCGTCGAAGACGCCTCCAGCGGAACTCAGCCCGGCGGGTGTCGATCACCCAATCGGGCTGCAACCAGGACACCACGTCCTCGTGACAGGTGACGGCGACGAACTGGCCGGGGCCGCGTCGCCATGCCTTGGCAAAGGCGGCCGCCCCGATCTGGGCCACGCGCCGGTCGATGGTCGAGGTGAACTCGTCGAGAATGGCAAAGCTCGGCCGCTCGGCGAGAATGCGCGCGAGCTCGGCCCGGAACTGCTCGCCGGTCGAGAGGTGGCGGAAGGGGCGCAGCCAGCTCGGCACCGTGCCAAGGCCCACGGCCGAGAGCGCCGCCGCGACAGCATCAAATTCCCCCTCGGGATCAATCGCGTCGATCAGCGCGCCCTCGGGCCACGGGCGCGGATCAAGCTCAGCGCCAAAGGCTTCGCGGGCGAGCGAGGATTTCCCGCTGCCCGAGGGGCCGACGATGAGGCCGATCTGCCACGGGCGTGCCGCCAAATCAGCCTCGACCTCGAGGCGGAAATCCGCGTCGCCCTCGACGTTGAAGAGGCTGGAGACCCGGGCCGCGCGGTAGGTGTCCGGGATGGGGCTGGCGTGGTGAATGGCGAGCTTCATGTCACCACCACGCGGCATTTGAAGCCCTGACGGCGCAGGCGGCCGAAGGCGTCGACTTGGGCGGCCTCGTCCTCGAGGAGGACAATGACGCCATATTGCCGCCTGTAACGGACGCCTTTGGGCAGGCCCGGCGCACCGGGCGGCAGGTCAGGTTTCGGGAGTGTGGTCGATCTGGCCAAGTCTGGCTCCTTCTCTCTGCGCATCGCGCGTTGGGGGAAGGGCTCTTGGCCTCAGGATATTCATCGCCCGGCAGCGCGGGCATTTGATCGAGACGCCGGATATTTGCGCGCCTCTCTCATATTTAAATAGCAAACGGCCGCAGGCGCAGCAACGCAGTTCTAGACCTTCCAAATCGAATCGCCTCATAGTCCCGCCGCCCCCTTGGGGCAGGGAGCGGCCATGAGGTCTGACTGGTCGGCGGGGTTGAAGTTTGGTGACTGGCCCCGCGTCCCCGGGCGTGCCCTCCAGCGCGCTCGGGGCCTCCTGTAGGGCGGCCGCTCAGGGCCACCGGGAAATCCCCACTCATTGGGGAATGTCTTCAGATCGACCGGCCGACGGTCAGGCGCGCCGCATAGGTTTCCGTCTTGCCGCCTTTCGAGGCGCGCAGCTGGACCTCGTAGAGCCCCGCCGAGAATGTCTCCGCAGGCCAGAACACGCGCACCTTACCCGCCGCGCCGTCCAGGACACTCGCCCCCAAGGGGATGGTGGGGCCAGCGCCGACCGCCCATGCCTCCACAGCGGCCCCGCCGAGATCGGGCGCGGTGCTGTCCTTCCTGAGGAACGTGATTTCGGCGGAATAGGTGTTTTTCTCGAAGGTCTCCATCTTATCCATCAGTCTCTCCATGTGGCCACAAAACGTGGCTCATCCCAAAGGGCGGTAAAGCTCGGTTCATCCCAAAGGGCCGTAAATTGAGGCTCATCCCAGAGGGCCGTGGCCCGGAAGTCCACCACCCGGCTCGTGTCAGCGGGTGTGGCCTCTGACCCAGACGTGCCTCCGGAGACCGCAGACCGGGCCGCGATCCGCGCGGGTGCGGCTATCACGCCGGACACGCCGCCCGCGTTGGCTGCGCGCTGAGTGATTGCGGTGGGTGTGGCCTCTGCCCCGGACAGCCCGCCTGACGCGGCCTCTCTGACGCTGACATGCGCGGCCATGGCCCCGGTGCCAGAGGCGCCCCCGGAGGCTGCAGCGCGCGATCCTACAGACACCGGCGCGGCACTCGCGCCAGAGGTGCCACCGCAGGTCGCGGATCGCGCGACCTGTCCGGTTGTCTGAGGGGTGGCGATGGCCCCGGATGCGCCGCCGCCCGACGCGCTGCGCGTGACGATCTGGACGGGGCTTGCGGACGCGCCAGAGAGGCCGCCTGATGCTCCAGCGCGCCCGGAGACGCGCGTCGGTGCTGCGTCGGCACCGGAAGCCCCGCCGGAGATCGCAGCGCGACCCTGCACGGCAACAGAGGCCGCAGAGGCACCCGACGCGCCTTCGCTCGACGCGGCCCGCAAGAGCACAGAGGCAGGAGAGGCGGTCAGACCAAAGGTGCCGCCACTGGACGCAGTGCGCTCTGAGATGCCAGAAGCGCCAGGCGTGATGTACTTACCGTTGAGGTAGTTGAACATCTCAGTGAGCTGCGGCGCGGTGTGCGCGCCGGCATAAATCAGCACCGCAGCGCAATCCATCAGCGCGCCTGCGTTGTCGCTCAGTTTGTAGTTAATATATAGCTTGGACAGAATGGTGTTGAGCGTGGCGGGTGTGCCGGAAATGACGCCAGCGTTGTCAACGTATCCGACGACACCCGACCCGTTGAAAGTGATCGAAATGATGTGCCAGGTGTCGTCGTTAAAGTTGGCAGCGGATGCGAAACTGGCGGCCCAGAAATCGGTCAGCACCTTTTCGGTGTTGCTGAGCACGGTCCCAAAGGCTTGCCGTGTGGTCGGGGCGCCATACATGACCCCGTTGAAATTACCGGCGCTAGTCCCCGGCGGGAAACGAACAACCACATACATTGTGCGAGGCTCTACCCCGTCCGGTATGTCCTCGCCCGCCAGGTCGACAGTCCCCAGCCCGTCATTGCTGCTATCAAAACTGAAATAAGCTGCGCCAGTCGGCGTCCCCTCTTCGGCCGTGCGCAGCGTAGGCTCGGACATGGCCCCGAGTTGCGTCAGCTCGATCCCGGCAATCTCATCCACCCACAGAGTAGGCGACACAACCGTATTGGTTGTCTCGAACTGGACTTTGAGATTGGTCGTGATCAGTGCCATCGTTGGCAGCCCTCATGTGATGTCATAGCTTGAGAGCGCGAAGCTCTCGTTTGAGTGTCGCAGCGAGGTCCAACTGGCCCGCCCCGAAACTGTCAGAACTCAGGGTTTTCAAGCTGATATTCGGACGCTCGTATTTTTCGAGCAGGTCGACTGCCGCCATGAGAGCCGCGTTCCAGGCGTGGATGGCGCGTACGCCATCCACCACCGGACCGCCGTTGCTCTCATAGGCGACGCGGGTCATCAGGACAGGAAGACATTGAGGCTCGAAGCCGGGAACTTGATCTCCGCGCCCACGCCCAGATCGGCGGCGGTGATTGCCGACCAGGTCAGCAGATTACCCGCAGTCGCCGCGTCGTAATAGCCGACAGCGACGACGCTCTGGACCGGGTCATGCGTGGTGGCAAAGACAATCTCGGCGCTGTTGAGCACCGCCTGCCGGGTGCCATCCGCCGGATCTGCAGCAGGCGCGCCAAAGGTCACGGCCGCGCGGGCATAGCCGCTGCCGGTCACTTCGGTGCCGCCGCCTGCGTCGGTGGGCGCGGCCGTAAAGAGCGCCAGATGCACGGAGGCGGGGCTGGTTATCGCCGTGTTCCGAAAAACGTGATTGAGCACGGCAGCTTCGAGGTAGGTGGAGAAGGTCGACATTTCAGTTTCCTTTCAGGGTTGGTTTCAGTGTCGGGCCGCGAATTCCGCGACCCCGGTTGGAACGTCTGGCCAGACGGGTACATCGCCGTCCTCGATGGCGCGACGGCACTCGGCCTGCATGGCCTTGCGCCACGCGGTCCATGCAACGGCGCGCTCCTGGTCGCCCTCGATGAGGCCCGCCAGCGCCAGCGCGTCGACACGCACAGCGCCATTGAGGATCGCGGTTGAGAACAGGATGCCCGCCTGCGCGATGTTCATTTGCGTCGTCTCGGAGCCAACGCCGAGGATGCGCGCGCGGCACTCGGTCCTGATCGCCGTGGCACGCTCAAACGCGGCGGCTTGCGCTTTGGCCTCGGCGGTGACCGCCTGGCTGAAATCAATCTGCATCGGGGATCTCCAGATCATAGGGCGGAAGGGTCACCGGGCCGTTGCCGGTCAGAGTGAGGGGCGCGGGATTGATCGTCTGCGGTGGCGCAGATGAACCGAACGGCACGATCAGCGACAGGTGCAGCACGCCCTCGATCCGCTCGACAGGACCGGCGAACCAATTGCTCGCAATCGCCTCGCGTGGCAGCGTGGCCCCGTCTGGCAGGGGCGAGAAATCGAAGGTCTCACCGTTGAGTGTCAGAATGTCGCCGTTGCGCGTGACCGTCAGGGGGGTGGCGCGGCGCTGCGGGATCAGTGTGATGTGCATCGGGTCTCTCCTTAGAACCAGCGGCCGACAGCAACGATGTTTGCAAAACTGGAAACGCGCGCATTGGTGGTCAAAAAGGTGCTCATATTCAGCGTTGTTGTGGTCACGCTCGACGCCCGAGCAAAGGCCACGGAACCGCCGCCGGTGGTCACGGCCGCCACGCGCGGGGTGACGGCGAATTCAGCCGGATAGGTCCATGCGACTTCACCCGCATCCGAGGTGGCAACTGTCGTCGCACAGATCTGCGTGCCATTGGCGAACCGCGTGTATTCGCCATTGCCGCCGACAAACACGCTTTCGATCAGCGCGCCGGTCGGCACACCTGCGGCCTGAGTGACCGTCCCGAGGATGTTTGAGCGCGCAAAGACCTGTGACCCGTTGAGCAGCAGGTTTGTGATCGCGTTGAGGCCCGCGCTCGACAGAAGTGCCCGCTGCACACCGCCCGTGACCATGCCGATCTGGTCCGCAGCGGGGCGACGAAAACCGGTGTTTAGATCGGCCAGAAACGCCACCCCCGGCTCAGCCAGCGTGCCGTCGCCAAACCGGCCAGAAAGCGGGCCAGCCTGTGCCGCGTCAAATATTGCCATCACATCGTTGAACGCCGCAATCAGCCCGTCGCGCACGGCCCCGAGATTGGCAATGGCGTAGCTGCCGCCGCTAATCGTCGTGCCGGTATAGGCGACCGCCAGCGTGATCGAGGTGTTGCTGTTGACAGTCAGAACCTCGCCGACAATCACGCCATTGCGTACCACCATCATGCCCGGTGCGGCGTTGGCCAGCCATGCCGTGCCGCTGCCCGTCAGTGCGGCGCTGCCGCTCGTGATGCTGATCGTGCCGGTCCGATACCAGATGCTCATGGTGTTCCTCGCTCTGTGTTAACTGAATGTGGCAATCGCTTTTTCCTCTGCAAAAAGCTGCGTTCCCGGCAGAACGAGCACGCCCTTAAGACCACCGGGGTGAAACCAGTAACGTGCCTGCAATTTGTAGGTGGTCGCGGATGCCCCCGGCGTCGTGCGGTTCTTGAAAACCATGCTGTCAAGCAGTTGCCTTTTGCCCAATTCGACGCGTTGACGGTAGACAAGCGTGTCTTCCATCTGCACCCCGTTCCGAAGTATGCGATACTCCACGTCAGCGCCCAGATCATCTGGGCTGAGTGACCCCGCCTGAAACCTGACGTTCAGGATCATGTGTCGCTCACTCGGCAGATTGCTGTGCGCAGCCGTCAAGGTCAGAACATCTTGAAAGGCAGAAGTACTGGTGATCAGAAAATCTGAACCAAGCGTTGTGGCGCTAATTGCCCCTGTCGCATTTGCTTCGATCTTGTCCGTAACAATTGACCCGCCAAGGATCAGATCGCCATCGAGAACAAAGTCGCCGGAAACTTCGACAGTGCCATCCAGTTTGATGTAATCGCCCTTGATCCGGGCGGTCGTGACAGGCTCTGTCTCACCATCATCCACACGCACCAGCGACAACACATCATCGCCGCCAAGTGACCAGACAAAGCCGCTCGATATGCCGTCTATGGTTGCCTCAGCAAAGGCCGTAGCCTCTGCCAGCGCCGTGACACTGCCGTAGCTGGCCACGATCTGCTGATTGACCGCCGCCACCGCGCCGTCGGCTGTCACACGGGTTGCAGCCACCTGTGTGATCACGGCGGCGTTCTGATCGACCTTAGAGGCTAGAAGAAGCCGCTCGCTCGCCTCGGCGCTGATACCGTCCACGACCTGCGTGGAAATCTCGCGCCGCCCAAATGCCGTTGTTTCGCGCACCGCCTGCCCGTCGAGGAAACCGCGCAGCAGTCCCTCGGCAACCTCATCAGCACCCTCACCCACGCGGTTGAACAGGTCAGAGACAGATCGCGGCATGTTCGCATCGCCAAGCACAGCATCATGCCGGTCAAAGGCCGTGTCGATCTGGTCGCGCAGGGCGTCGGCAAGGTCCGCTTGCGTCAACCGCAAATCCGGCGTGGTCACACTCAGCCACGGCGTCCACGCGGTCGGGCTGTCGGCCACATAACGGGCGCGGACCTCGTATTCCGTCGCGGCGATGATGTCGCCCCGCACCAGCACGCGGCCCCCGTCGACCGGCTTGATGCCCTCTGCGACGATCTCCTGCGTGGCCTTCACGCGCACCTGATATTTCAGGTTGCGGATCGCGGGCAGGCTTTCAATCGTCCAGGTCAACAGGATTGCCGGGCGGCGCGCAGTGCCGCCTGCGTCCGACAGGTCAAACGCAGCCACTGACAGCGGCACCACAAGCGGCGCAGGCGGTGTCTGACCATTGGTGGGCAGAGGTGCCGGCACGTCGAGCTCCGGCCCCCAATCTGTATCCGTGGCCTCGCGCTCGCGCATCACCACGACTTGCAGCAACGTGTCGGTGCGGTCCTCGACCTCGATCACCTCGAACACCTTGTTCGTGTAGCCGTAAATCTCGGACGTGAAGCTGATCGAATCCAGCGGCTCGACCAGCGCGAAACTCGGCGGCAAGGTCACTTGGAACGTCACAAACCGGCGCGCATCCAGCAGCAGAGAATTCAGCAGGTGCTGCGCCTGCGCCTTGACGCTCACCGCAGGCAGTCCAACGCTTGCCACCCGCTGCCCGCCATCCTCGGCCACCCAATCCTCGTTCAGGATCAGATCGGCCTCGCGGCCCTCCCAGATATCATTCGGCTCGACGTAAGTCCCGGTGATGCCGTTGGTCACGTTCTCGAACGCCGGGAACGGCGTGAGCTCCGAGGATTCCGTGATTACGAAATCCGCATCGGTGAGAGCCAGCACCGGGGCCGAGGGCGCACCCACGCGCACCCGGAACACGCCACCGAACTCAGCCGTCTGGGCAAAGCTGGCGCGGTTCATTTCCTCGATCACATCGACCGGGGCCATCTCCTCGACGTTGATCTCGAAGCCCGCCACGTATTGCTTGCGCCCGCCGATATCGACGTCGCACTCGTTCATGCCCGCAAACCAGTTATCGAGTGGCAAATCCTCGGCAGACACCTGCCCGCCCCAGATGTCGCCCGTGGGCAGGGTGATGCCACGATAGATGTTGTAATTGATCACCTGCGGATTTTCTGAGAACTCCCAAGTTGCGGGATTGTCCCACCGATGCGCGCCAGAGCCGCCCACGGTGGTATCCTTGCGCGGATCGTAGAGCTTGATGCCCTGCACCTCGAACCGGACAGAGGGCAGGCCCTGATAAATCTCGGGGTCCAGCGCGAATTCCAGCACCGCATAGGCTGTGCCGCGCAGGACGTGATCCGTGGTCCAAGGACGGTCAGGATGCGCGCCATAGTATGTCACCAGCGTTGGATCGGCCTCGGTCTGCGTCCCGTCGTAGAACCACATCCACGCGGTCGGGTCTGTGTCGTCCTGCCGGAACTCGGTCAGGATGCGACGGCCAGAATTTTCGGGCACCTCATTGAACGGCCCCGCGCTATTGTCGGGGGCCTCGATGTCGGAATATTTGCCGTTTATGACGATCCGCCCAGTCAGACCTTGCACAGGAATGTTCGAGACCTCGAGAATGTAGGTCAGGATGCCGTTGTTCTTGAAGCGGCTATAGGCGGGCGCAACCGCGTGGCCCTCCGCCGCCATTGTGCCCACGATGAATTTCTGCGGCGTCACGTCGCCGGTCGTGGTCTGTTCGGTCTGGATGCCCTGACCATTGACCTTGGGCTTCTTGGCAAAGGCTTGATTGAGCAGCGAGAGGCCCACGCCCACGATGATCCGCGTCGCAAACGCCCCCAGTGCACCGAACCCCGCAGCAATCGCCGCAAACGTGCCAGCCCCGGCGCTTGATGCCGCCAGCGCAACGGCAATCGCAGTGGAAATCGGCTCGGCCATAGCTCCGCCGGGTGCTACGATAAAGCCTACGAGGAACGCAAAGAACAGGATCATATCTTGAAAGCCCTCGCCGCCTTGAGGCGCGATAAATGGCCCAGCCCGTCGGGGCGCAGCACGAACACGCGGTCGCTGGCAAAGATGCCCATGGCGCTGCCCTCGCACACCGCCAGATCGCCCACCTGCGCCATGGCGGGCGGGATCTCCGGGAAGAGGCTGGCGATATAATCGACATGGCTGGCAAAGCCGTCTTCGGCCATCACGCGGGCAAGCCCCGCCATGCTGCGATAGCGCCCGCGCCACCGCTCGCCGTGATCCACGCCCGTCGCGGCCTTGACCCACCCGGCGACATACATGCCGCAATCGTGGCTGCCGGGGCGAAAGCGCATCACCCGCACAGTGTCGAGATAGGCGATCAGCATCTGTGCCCGGCTCATCCACGACTATCCCCGTTGCTGGTACTGCCCCCGCCCGCGCGCTCGTCTGCCGTGGGTGTGGACGGCGTGACGCTCGTGGGCGGCGGCGCGCCGTTCTGCGACTTGCCTGACCCCCAGAACACCGGCACCGCGCCCGAGGTGGCGGCATTCTCCCGCCCCCGGTCCGTGGCGTTGATCCGGCGCTGCGCGGAATTGGACTTCTTGAGCGCCAAGGTCCGGGTCAACGCCCGCGCGGCGCTTGCCACCGTCATGGTGACATCCGCCGATTGCCCCTCTGCGGCGCGCGGCAGGGGCATCTCTTCGACCCAACCTTTGATCACCCGCACGGGCACGCCGACCTGCACCGCCTTGACCGGATCGAAAAACACCCGGTGCACCTCGACCGGCGCACCGCGCAGGTCATAGAGGTTCACCAGATTGACCACCGCAGCCGGAATGCCGGAAAAACGGATTGTGTGCATTCGTACATTCAAGCCCACTTCGCCCCGGATCGGATCAAGCCCAAGGATTGAGCCCGCGCCCTGATAGCTGCGCGCGGTCTCGCCAACGGTGAATTGCCGAACATCAAGCCCATTCCAGAACCCCACGGCCTCGATCAGCCCTGTGGATTTGCGCCGCGCTGATACCCACACCAGATGCCGGGATATGACACCCGTAAGGCTGGCCAGCATATTTTCGGTGGCGGTGCCGTAATCGCGCATCTACACCCCCACGCTTTGCACAAAGGAGAACTGTGCGCCCTCGGCTCTGCCCGCGCGATGTGCGCCGTAGGCCGGATTTGGTTCGAGCCGCGCCTTGATTACCGGCCTGATCAGCGTCACGGGATCGCCAACGACAATCCCCGGCTGGAGCGGCGGCGTCACTTGAAACCATGCGGTCGTGCCCGGAGCGCCGGACTGGATATCACTCACCACCCGATGCAGGCCATATCGCACGGGGCTGGAGCCATACTGCACGCCCATGAAATCGCCACCGCGCAGCCAATAGAGACCGGGCATGCCTTGCAGCTTGATCATCCGCGCATCTGCCGCATCAAGCTGTGCGACCGTGGGCGTGGCCGCGCCAAGGATCGCCCCGGTCGGATCATCTGCCGGATGCGTCTTTGCCGGATCGTAGACCAGAAACGACGCCCCCGGCGTGTCCAGCACGGACAAGAGCGCGTCGATCCGCGCGGCATTGCTGCGATTGCTCATGGGGGGAAGGGTAAGCGACCCGCGCCACACCGGCGCACCCAGCAGCGCAGGCAGAGGAATGCCGCTGGCCGTGCGGTCGATCTGCATGGGCGTGTTGATCACGAGCTGCGAGACCGAGATTTTCAGCCGGTCTTGGAACTCGGCCAGAACGAGGGGAAAAGCCAAGGGCATCAACCGCGCCTCCGGGGGTCTTTGTTGATACGATCAACCGCCTGCGGCAGGCCGCTGCGCGTGAATTGCTCAATCCCGGCCCGCGTCACCTGCACGGCCACTTCCCCCGATATGCGGCGCACGTCCTGGACGATGCTGCCGTTCTCGACGCGGGCCACGACCTCGATGCGCGGGCCCGCGCTACCGCTCTGGGCTCGCGTCGCACCGGCAGCCTGCGCGGGCAGGGGCAGGCCGCCCCCGGCAAAGCCTGGAATGATCGCGCCTGCGTTCATGGCCTCGAGCACCGCGCGGTTGCGGGCCGTGGCCTCGGCCGTCATGATGAATTCCCCGGCGCTTACCATCGCGCGGATCCTGTCCCCCCGGCCTGTGCCCGCGCCCAAGAGGAGGCCGGGACGGGTGACAAGAGGATCGCCGCCACTGGCAAAGCCGGGCGCCATCTCGCCGGGCAAGCCGCCAGACGCAATATTGATCAGCGACCCGCCCGAGAGGAGACCAAAGAGATCGCCAAGGCCGCCACCACCGCCACCGCTGCCCCCAAAGAGACCGGAGAGCGGGCCGGTGCCGAGGATCAGCGCTTCCTTGGCCGCGCGGATGACCATGTCGCCGATCCCCTCCCAGACGTCCCGGAGGCTTTCGGCCTCGAGCAGCACGTCGTCGACGGCGTTGTTGAATTCCTCCTTGCGCTCCATGGCGACGCGCTCGTTCTCATGGGCCTCGACGAGCGCCTCGATCTCCGCGCGTTGCTTTGGCGTCGCGGCGGTCAGGCGGTCGCGCAGGCGGATCATCTCGCGCTGCACCGGGTCGCTCTCGCGCAGCGCCTCGATCTCGCGCCGCTTGCTCTCGATCAGCCGGTCGAGCGCCTGCTGTTCGCGCAGGGTCTCGTTGGCCGATGCGCCACGCGCGCCGCTGCCGGACCGCGTCGGCCGGGCTAGCTCGTTGAGGCGGGATGTCTCACGGGCCAGTTCGACAACGGCGTCCCGGCGCGCATTTAGGTCATCGACTGTTGCCGTATCGCCGCTGGCCTCGCCCCGGATTACCGCCGTCTCGCGGTCGAACCTAGCACCGGCCAAGGCTCCGGCGCGCCCAATCGGATCGTCGCGAAACTCCGCCCGGATACGGGCGTTCTCCAACCCGACCTGGCCTTGGGATTGCAGGTCGAACATGGCATCGACGGCACCGCGCACCTCGGCCGAGAGCCGCGCGGCCTCGTCGGCGGCCGCGCGGATGCTGCCGGACATGTCGCTCGTCGCGATTTCAAAGGTGTGTTGTGCGGCCTCGCGCATGGCCTCTTTTGTTTCTTCGCTCGCGCCAGAGGCGTCGGCCTCCGCAAGCGCCGCATCGAGGGCGAACTGCGCGCGCAACCGCGTCACCTCGGCACTGTCCGCGCCTGCCCGCGCGATAGCCTCGGCCACGCCATTCTGCTGGATCATGGTCGAGAGCGTGGCCTGCGCCGCCGCCTCGGCCTTCAGCTGCTCGCCGGTGCTTTTGGTCACCAGATCGAGGAAGGTCAGCATTTCTTCGGTCTGGCGGTTTCGGGCGGGGTCTTCCCCTTGCAGCTTGGCAACTTCGGCCAGGGTCAGACGCATTTTGTCAAGCGTCAGGAGGCGGTCTTGCTCTGCCTCGGACGTCTCCCCCGAGGCCAGCGCGGCGCGGGTGTAGCTCTCGATCAGCGCGTCGACGGCGGCGGCTTGTTCTTCGACCGTGCCTTGCGCGGCCTCCTGAAGGGCGGCGAAATCGTTGAGAACGTCTTGAACAAGTTCACGGCTCCCGGCACGCATCCGCCCAAAGAGACCGCTGAGGTCGAACTCAGAAGCGAGCGTGGAGAGCGCTTGACCCTCGGCCACGTCGAGCCCGCCGTCGACCGATTGCGGCAGGAGGTTGCGGTTGCGGTTGATGCGCCCAAAGTCCACGCCGGTTTCGCCCAGAAAATCTCCGATGTTTTCGCCGGTCTCACGGGCGGTGATACGCTTCTCGGCCTCGACGATCCGGTCGAGCAGGTCTTGGGCGCGGTCCACAAAGCCTTCGCCGAAGCGGTCGGCCAGTTCGAGCCGGGTGGATGAGGCCTCGGCGATCTTGTCCCTCAGGCTGTCGATCCGGTTCTCGAGCGCCTCGACGCTGTCCGCGAAACTCTCGGCCTCTTCCGAGGAGGACATGAACCAATTGACCACGGTAGCGGTCGCCGCCAGTGCGCCGATGGTGATCAGATTGATCGGGCTCAGCATCGCGAGAACCGCCCCGCCCAATGCCCGGAACGCGCCCGCCGCCCCGAGCGGCCCGATCACCTGAGTGATTTGCGTGCCCTGCTGAATGGCCAGCGTGAGCGGGTTCTGACCCGCCGCGAGCATGACAAACACGTCATTGCCCTGCGCCACGAGGTTGCCCATCGAGCCTGCGGCGAGGCGATTGGCCGAGGCCATTTTCTGGGTCGCCGCTGCATTGACCTCGGCGGCCGAGCTTGCCGCCCTAAGGCCCGTAGCGGAGGTTCTGGCGGCCGTCTCAAGCTGCTTGACCCCGCGTGCGGCGGTTGCACCTTGGGTGCCGACGCCGCGAATGTCCTGGGAGGCCGATTTCGCGGCGGTGCCGGTGGCCTGCAACTCCGCCTTCGCCTGATCGGCGTCCATGAGGATCTCGCCCTGGACACGGAATGCCATCTCAGTTCTCCCTCATCGCGGCCACAGCCGCGCCTTCGATCACCTGCACCTCGGCCCAAAGCGCGGGCGTGACCTTGACCCCGCTCATGCGCAGGCCCGCCCGCGCGGCCGTGTAGTCAAGGCCCACCACGCGGAAACCCGCCAGCCCGGCCGAGACGGTGCGCCATTGATTGCAGACCGCGAGAAAGGCCCGCACCGCCGGGACATTCTGCGGCCAAACACCAGAGCCGGACGGATCGCGGCGGAGGTGACCCGGGTCGATCCCCCAGAATTCCGCCTCGTCGTCATGGTCGCCGCCTGCGTCATCTGCGATCAGGTCGCCGCGCGCCCATGCCCGCCCGGCCCATTTCAGTTTTTTACCCGTTTCCCCACCAACGCCGCGTAATAGGCGTTGACCAGGGCGACGCGGACATAGGCCAGTCCAATCAGCCGGTCGCGCAGGCCGTGGCTGTAAGGCAGCTTGTTGCCCTTCTCGTCCTCGATGTCGTCGAGACTGACGATGGCCGCCGACAGGAACTCGCGCTCGCCGCGCGTGGTGCGCATGTCGAGCGCCTCAATCTCTTCATCGGGCAGCACGCGGAAGGTGGCATTGAGCGTCTGGAGATCATGGCCGCCATCGGCGGGCACCTTGATCTCGACAGGGTGGGTGAAGGTCGGCGTCTGGTCGATCTTGAACATGGGGGTGAACTCTCTTTCAAAGGGGCATTGAAGGGGGCGTTGAACCCCCTCAGGTGAGCGTCATCGCCCACTGGTCGGCGGCGGTGGAGGCGGTGGGCAGTGGCACGAGGCGCAGCGGCCATTCCTTGCGGCCTTGCCCGTCCTCCAGCCCCTCGGGACGCTGCATCTGGGCATTCGGGGCCGCGATATTGACGATGTTGCCCGCCGTCTTGCCGTGCTCGATCTCGACGGCGACCTTCTCTTGGGTGGCCGCCATGGTGAACGGGTTGAAGGTGGAGAGCGTCACGGCGCGCACCCGCGCCTCGATGGTGTTCTCATGCCCGTCGAGGATCACTTCCTCCTCGCCGATCAGAAACTGCGCCTCGATGCGGTTGGCGAGGGTGAGCTTGAAATTGCGCATCACGAGCGAGGTGCTATCAATCGTGAAGACCGGCGTGTTGGCATCCGACGCGGCCAGCGGGTCGGGAATGCCGATAAAGTCCGGGGTTGGCTGGACCACGTCGGCCGGGGCCACATAGAGGGCCGTGAACTCGAACTCGATATAGGGAATGCCCGAGGCCGAGACGTCAAAGGCGGCGGTGCCGCGCACGCCCACCATGGCATAGAGCGTGCCGCCGATATTGAGGTGGAGTGTGATGCTCTCGAGGTTTGAATAGACCCGGTTGTAGACCACGGAGGTGGCCGCCGTCACGGTCTCGGCACAGCCGCAGGCGCGCAGGAGACGGCCCCAGCGGGGCGCGGTGCCGACGGTACCGGAGCCTGCCAGTTCGACCTTGAACGAGATCGTGCGGTGCAGATCGACGGGGATCGTGCCGGTGGGGCCGCCGTGCGGCGTATCGAGATTGCGGTCCAGATCCTGACCCTGCATCGGCGACAGGCGCACATCCGTGGCGAGGATTGCATCAGTGCCGGTCGGGGCGGCATCGGTGCCATAGGTGGTTTCCTGCTTGGCCAGCAGGACCTTGCGTCTCCAGAGCAGGCTCATTTGTCAGCGTCCTTCTTCTCGGGTTTCGGGGTGGGGGCGGGCTTTGAGGGCGACGCATCCGCGCGCTTCAGCGCGCCCTTGTCATCGCGGGTGTACGCCCCGCCGGAGGTCGGAAGATTGGTCATGAGAGGATCCTCAGTTGGTCATCGATGGAGAAATCAAGCTGGTAGGCGAGCACACCGGCACCGCTGGACATGAGTTGGCCGCGCTCGAACCGGAAGACACCGACCTCGTCGCCCGGTGCCCATCCCGCCAAGGCGCGCACCACGCGCATCAGGAACTGGTCGATCTTGTCGAGGGAGGCGGCCCCGGTGCGATCAAAACTTTGGGCGAAGATCACCACGCTCGTGCGGTGGGTCAGCATCTGGCTGAACACACCCGACGCAGCATCCGGGCGGCCCCCCTGAATGCCGGAGGGAAAGACATAGGCCGCGACCGATTGCGCCGGCAGTTTCTTCGAGCGGATCAGATCGACAAAGGCGCGCCCGCCGTCGATACGACCGCCAAGTTCGGGCACCTCAGCCGCGAGGCGGGCCATGACATCGGAGATGTTCATGCGAATACCTCGCGGAGATAGGTCTCGACCGTGTCCACGATGTCGGTCTCGTCCTTGTCGTCAAAGCCCAGAAAGGGCCGGGCTGGAATTTCGACCTGGTCGACCATGATGAATTGGCCATTGGGCAGGGTGAAGGCGAGTTTGGCCGTGGCGTCACCGCCCGCGGCCTTCGGCTCGATGAACGCGCCAAACTGATGGGTGGCGGCGTAGGGCACGTTGGTGCCGATGCGCGCGGACTGGCTGTCAGCCTCTGTCACGATGCTGTCCCGCAGGCGTGTACTGTCGACCAGCGTCTTGCCGCCGAACTCGCGCGCGCGGTGCGAGACGGGCCACGCGATGCCGCCCGGGCCTTCGCCCTTCTCGAACCGCTCCGAGACGGAGGTTTCCAGAACGGTGCCGATGCGGCGCATCAAAGGGGTGAGGTCGGACAACTGGCGCAGGCCATTGGCAATGGCGCTGTCAAAGTCGAGACTGTCGAGGCTGACTGTGAGGGTGACCATCTCAGAACCCCTTCAGGCTGTCGCGGGTGAAGGTGCCCTCCGGCGCGCTGATCTGGGGTAGCTGGGGATTGCCCCGGCCTGTGTCCTCGGGCGTCTCGTCTCCGAGCGAGGCCTCGCCCTTGCGCACTTCGCGCAGAAAGCTGATCGCGGCCTCATAGCCCTCTTCGGCCCCGTCAAAGGCGGCGGCCCGCGCACCGAGCAGCCGGTACCAGGCAATTGCCGCAGTATGCATCGTCAGGACACGGGGCGGATTGTCTGCATTGTAAAGCCCTGCGACATAGCTCTCGGCGACAGACACGGCGTCGTCCACGGCCACCTGCAGCGCGGTCATACCGATCACGCCGGGGATTGTGTCACGCGCCGTCACTTCGGCGAGGAAGCCTTCGCCGTAGCGGTCGATCATGTCTTGCACAGTCAGGTAGGCCATCAGCGGGCCACCCCTTTGACGGCCCACATGACGGCCTCTTCGATCTTGGTGCGCGCGAGGGAAAACTCGCGGCCCTGATCGGCGGCGATCTCGTCGAGAAACCTTTGGCCGATATCCTTGATCGCCTCGACCCGGGCCTTCTCGATGTCGCCCAGTTTGCGGTAGCTGTGCCGCACGGGGCTGTTTTCGACCCGGGTGTCGTCGGTGCTCTTGATCGTCTCGGCCATGGCGCGCCTCCGGGTTGGGTGTTTGGTGCCGGTCTCTCCCGGCTGTCACGTCCATTCCTCAGACGTTGCAGGCTCCAACTCGCGTGGGCCGCGCCTACTCGGATCGCCTCCGGAGGGGTCTGGTTGTCGCCCTATGTGCCCGTGAGGTTCGCGATTGATCCTTTCGCTCTGGAATTTCAGGATGCCGCGTTGGCGGCGGCCTGCATCCCGGCCCAGACCGAATCCCGCGCGGCGGCGGTGATCTGGTCGGCCAAACCGGGAAGCGCGTCCTGCAGTGCCTTGACCTTGGGCTTGCCGCTCTTGTCGAAGGCGTCGCCGGGCAGGGCGTTGATGGCATTGGTCAAGGCCACGCGCAGCGCGTCGTCGAGGACAAGCGGCGGCGCGGTGTCTGCCGCGTCCCCGGCCTCTTCGATTGCGCCCAGGGCGAGAAGGCGCGCAATCTGCGCCTCCCCGCCGATTTTTTGCGCGGGGACGGTCGTTCCCGCCTCCAGCCGCTTGGCTGCGATCACGGTGCGTTTGATGAGATAGCTCATGCCGCATCCTCGATCAGATAGCCGGTGGCCGGAGCCGCGATGACTTCGCGGACCTGCTCGCCTACGCGGAGCGTGGTGGAACCTTTGAGGCCGACCTTGGGGTCAAAGAAGCGCCCCGAGACGCGCCCGTCGAACTGCGCCGTCCAGCCCCATGCGGGGGCGGTGCCGTCCGGACCGGCCTGAGTGTTGCGATGGATCAGGGCGATATTGCCGCCCCAGACCTTCTCGAAGGCAGCCGTCTGACCCTTGCGGGCCGAGTTGATATAGCTGTCGCCCACGAGGATCTGAGAGAGTTCGAAAAGCTCCGCCACCGCCTCGCGGCCGGCGCGGCCCTTGTCGCCCGAGGTCCGGTTGATGGCCTTCAGGATATCGGGATGGGTCGAGAGCGCCGTCCAGGCCTTACGCCCCATCGCGGCCACGTTGGGGCGCATGATGAAGGTGGCATCAAGGGCGGCAGAGATCACGCCGATGGGATCGGACGTGGGATCGCTGAACTGGCCCGCGCCCGAGAGCACCACTTTTTTGTCCGCGTCATAGTTGGCCGCGTCCTGCACCATGGCGGCCACGCGCTTTTCGCGGTCGAGCTGGATCAGATGGGCCAGACCCTCGACGGCGCGCGCCTCGGGATCGAAAGCCGAATTGCCAGCGGCGCGCAGGGCGCGGGCGGCATCGATGTCGCGCTGCGGCACCACGTCGTCGAGACCGTAGTCCTTGACCGAAGAGGTGCGCTCTTCGCCGGTGAACTCAACCTGTTGGACCAGACCTTTGCGGCCGACTTCCGTGTCGGGCACCGTGAACATCTGCTCAGGCGGGAAATAGGTCCATTTGAAATCCGTAGCCATGACCGGCACGCGCGGCATGACCTCGTCGGCAATGAACGAGATGTCGGGGTTGCGGAAATTGACGGCGATGGCGGTCAGGACCGGATCGACGACAAAGGGGGTGGGGGTGCTCATGGATCAGCGCTCCTAAAGATCAGGTGACAGAGTGACGGGCGATGGCCACGTCGATGATGTCGCCAGCGACGCCCGCCTGCAGCGCGTAGCCGATGGCGATGTTTCCGGCTCCGGCCACTGCGGCCACACCGAGGCCCGAGGCGTTCGAGGCGACGGGCGCACCTGCGGCGACTGTGCCCGCGAGCTTGAGCTCTCCGGAGCCGGACATGATCACGTCCGCTGTCTGGCCAATGGCCGCATCCAGTTGGTCCGAGATGCCAATCGCGAGATTGGTCGCGGAGGCGGCCACAAGGATGCCGCCGCCCGCGCCGAATTTGACGATCCGGCGGCCGGGCACCGCCGCCTCGGCGGTGTAGGATTTGATGAACATACCGGGATTAGGCATCGTCGCTCTCCATGGTTTCTTCGATCTGCCGGGCCGCCTCCGCAAAGCTCAGCGTTCGGCCTTCGGCCTCGGCGTCCTTGATCAGCCGCTTGGCCGCTGCGGTGATGTCGTCCGCTCCCTTGACCTGTGGCAGGGCGTCACCACCCGCCCGCTCGCTGAAATCGATCAGCGGCTTGGCCCGTTTTGAGAGCAGGTCGCGGAACCAGTCGCGCTGGCTGGCGGTCTTGCCTTCGGCAAAAGACACCTCGTCCGTCGCGTCGAGGTTTTCCATGAACGCGGCCATCTCATCCTTGAGGCCGGGGGCGATGCGCCCGTCCTTGGCAAGGGCGTCGAGGAGGGCCGCGTCTTCGGCGCGGCGTGCGGCGCGCGTACCTTCGGCGAAGGCCGCCTCCTTGGCGGCAATCTCGGCCTCGCGCGCATCGAGCGCGGCTTGGCGGTCTTCGGGGGTTGGCTTGTCCGTGCCGGACATATCGGGGTCTCCTTCTTGGGTTTCGGCGAATGGGGCGGGCTCGGTCTCGGGCGCGCCTGCGGCGTCGCGGAGTGCCTCCTGGCCTGCGGGCGTGCGTGCCCAGGACAGGACGGCGGAGATCGCGCCTTTCAGGGCATCGCCGAAACTGGCGACAGGCGCGTCTTCTTCCGAGAAGGCGATCTCAAGGGTCACGGCCTCGGCGTCCTCAGAGAACTCGGCCGCCTTGAGGCCTTTCACGGCGGGGGGCTGAGCACCCAGAAAGCCCACATGCTTGAGGTAATAGATGCCGGGGGTCGGGTTAGCGGCGGCCTTGGGGGGATAGAAAGAGGCGCTGATCCGCTTGAAGCGTCCGGCGCGCACCATCTCGGCGAAGGCAGGCTCGACCTGGTCAGGCTCGGCGAAAAGCTCGGCCCCTTCGGCGCGCAGGGATTTCACCCAGCCATAGGCCGGGGCATCGGTGCGGGGATGGCCCACGACAATGGGGGCCTCGTGGAGGGCGGGATCATAGGCAGCGGCGATGCCCTCAACCTCAGCCTCGGAAAATTCGAAGCTCTGCCCGGATTGGGCGGTGTGGCGGCCAGCGCGGAAGATGTGAAGCGGTTTTGTCATGCGACCGACACTAGGCCGGGCGCGGGTGCCATATCAGATGAAGGGCTTCAGGGGAGGCGAGGTTTTGGCAGGGTCCCCTTGTGGCCACACTATCCGCCCAACCGGGCATCCGGCAAGGCCGGAATGCCAAGAGGCCCTGAGAGGCCCCCAGAATGGCCTCCCCCCTGACGGCGGGGGAAGGTGGCCCGCAGGGCCGAGGGGGGTATTCAATGGGTATTTAATGGCGCTCTGACGGGGTATTCCGTGGCGCGGCCTCGGTTGCAGGTGCGCTCGCAAGGCCAATTTGCCCGAAATCGCCTCAGGAGGCCGGATCGACAAGGAATGCGCGCAGGATCGCACGGCGCTCTTCGGGCGTCCTCTTAGGGCGGTCGAAATACCCAAACAGATCTTCGCGGCGGACCGCGACCAGCTCTTCCTTGTCCGGATCGTCGTCAGGCAATGCTTCCGCTTCGCGCAATGCGGCCTCATAAGCCTCGCGGCTCCATTCGTCGGGCGGCTCAACCAGCAACGTTCGCATCACGGATCTCCGTTCATGGCCCTGACAATGGCAGCGGCAACACCCCGGGCGGACTCTTCTATGCGCTGCCGGATTGCTCGCGACTGCGCGCCAAGGCTCTCTTGATATAAGATCAGGCCCTGAGACTGCAAGACGTCGAGGACCGCGAGGCGCACCGCATGGTCGCGCTCTGTATTGGTCAAGGCCGGGGCCAACTCGTCAATGAGTTCTGCCGCCACCTCCGAAAGCTCGCGCATGTCGCCACGGCTAAGTCTCAGCATCTGTGCCCGGTAGAGTGAGCCGTCGTGACCAACGGCGATGATTGATCGAACTTGGCGCTGGAACATAACCGCCATGTCATCCGGGCTGAGCGGCGCGGAACTGGGGTGATTGTGCACGAGGCCGACGGCCGTGCCGCTCTCCAGCCGCTGGATTATGGAGGGGGTCAGTTTGACGCGCTTCGGCTTGCCCACGCTCCAGTCGATTTCCTCGCCGGTCCTCAGATCGAATGCGCCAAGATGCTCCCGCCCATCGCCCAGGCCCATGAGCCGGGCGCGCATGACAAAGCCAAGCTCGGTCGCCGCCGCCGGGGCGGAAAGCCCGGCCGATACGCCTGCGTGGCGCGCCCCGAGGTCAAGCCACGCCTGACCCGGGTTGCCATCCCACGCGGGATCGACCCCGAGTGCCGTGGGTTCGATCTCACCGGTGCGACGGTTCAGCACCCCGCGCTCCTCCAGCTCGAAATCCTCTGTCACCTTGAGGCCGCGCCGCTCTAGCATGCCCTGCGAGAGTTGCTGAACGGTGCAGCCGCACCGCCAGCCGTTGGGGGGAAAGATGCGAAGCCATGCCGGGTGATCGACGGGCAGGATCAGGTCGTGATAGCGCGCGTGGTCCTCGCGCTTGGTGTCGCGCTGGATCTGGACGTAGCGCAGGAAGGGGAAGGCCGCCTTGGTGCGCTGAATGCGCGCCCATTTGCCCGCAGCATGGGCCGCGCGCATATTGGCGTCGAAGATCACCCGCAGGCGGCGCGGCGAGTCAAGCCGGACGTTCTTCAACTCGCCGGTCAGGGGGTCGCGCTCCGTGCCGCTGCCCCACCAGCCGAGCCGTTTCAACTCGGGCTCGAGGTCATCCATGAAGCTGCCCAGCGTGCCGCCGTTGGCCAGCGCACGGTCGAGCGCGCCCCGGATCGTCTCGAGCACGTCAGTCCGCATCGCCTTGGCGACAACGAAATTGCTCGCGTGCTCATTGCGCCAGACGTCGCGGAAATCGAACCGCGCATCGGGCGGGGCGAGGCCCTTGGAGCGAAAGAAGGACAGCGCATCCTCGGGGCGCAGGCGCTGCAGGTCGATCATGGGGCCACGGAGCCGGGCAGGGTGTCCGACCCGTCCGCCGCCTCGCTGTCATCCACCACGGCCCCCAGCTCACCCGCCAGACGCGCGGCGAAACTGGCCTCAGTCAAGAGGTCAGTCATCGCTTGTCCGTCGCTCGGTGCGGCCGCCAAGGCGTCGATACGGGCGCGCAGCGCCTCAAGCGTGGTGCCCGGTGCGATGCTGCCCAGAAGGGACGCGATATCTGCGAATAGCGGCTCGACGGCCGCCTCGGCATGTCCCTCGGCGATAATCTCGGCCGCAAGCGCATCGAGTGCGCTATCGTGGCGATGCTCGGCGAAACCGGCCTCCGGTGCGGCCTCCTCACCCGGCGGGGGGGTGTCCGGAGGTGCGGCACGCTCATACCCATCGCCATAGGTCTCCTGTACGCGGTCCTCGGACATGCGCCAGCCCATGCGATGCAGCTTCTCGTCGCGGTCCACGGCGGCGGTGGTGTCTTCCGGGTCCTCCATCTTGCGCCACACCTTTGGGGGCACAACGCCCGGGAAGTTGAACGCGGAGAGCTGCGCCACCGGTCCCTCGTTGAAGGATTGACAGACCAGATCCGCATCGGACTTCTTAACGGCATCACCGACGCCGTCATGCACCTCGGCCTGAGAGCGGCTGGAGCCGTCGTCCGTCGTCATGGTTTGCGACAGAACGATCTTCGAGATGGCGGCGTCCATCGCGTCGTGCAGCTTCTGGTAATCGAGTGAACTGGACCCTGACGGTGCCGACAGCAGATCGATATCCATGCCTTCGGGAATGATGATCCCCGCCTCGGAGCGGATTGCCATTACGGCCTCGAGCAGCGTCTTCTTCTCCTCTTCTGTGGCTTGCGCCGGATACTTGCCCCGTCCGGTCGGCATGCCGAACTTGTCGAGGGCGATCAGCCAGAGCTTGAGGCCGTTGCGTTTGAACCAGACCGGCCAATAGAGCCAATGCGCGAGGCCGAGGCCATAGGGCTCGTCGTCGTGATCCGCCCCGGTCGAGAAGACCCAGAACTTCTCGGGCGGCATCTCCTCGCCCATAAGCATGTTCGACATGGTCAGCAGGCGCAAGCCGCAGTCCTCGTCAAAGCGAAACCTGACACGGTCGCGCACGCGGATCTCCTCCCAGCCCCAGATTTGCCCGTCGCGCCGATACATCTGCTCGGCGACGGAATACCCATAGAAGAGCCCCCAGAGCATCTTCTCGGTCAGGCGGTCGAACTTCATGGCCGAAAGCTCGTCCCGCAGCCAGTCGGCCGCGCGTTTGCCTGCCACCGTGTCCTCGCCCGGCACCACTTCCCATTCCCGGCTGGTCACGGCCGAGATGCGCTGCGTCATCACCGATTTGACCTGCGGATCGGTCAGGATCGGTTTGTAGATATCAAAGCTGCCGCCGCCGCGCGTGCGCAGGATCGGATCGGTCGGCTCGAGCAGCGGGCCGATCCACGGCCGGGTGATGTCACGACCGTTCTGGATGCCCGAAAGCTCCATCGGGTTGCGCATCCGCACTGACCGCAGTCGCATCGTGCTGGTCTTCCTAGCCATCTCCGAACCCTCCGAAATCCAAACCGCCGCCGCCCCGGGCAAAGCCCATGCGTCGGCCACCCATGGTGCCTGTGAAGTCATCCGCACCGGACGTGGCGCGCCGCCCGGTCGATTGATATTCCATCGGCACCACGTCCTGATTGCTGGCGTACCAGGCGAGCGCGCTCGCGATGGCGCTGTCGCCGTGGCGGTCGAGACCGTCCGAGCCTTTGAAGCGAAAGTTCTCCGGCACGCGGATGATGCCGCCCGTGTATTGCAGCGCCTGGTGATCGCGCAGCACGTCCTCATGGGCGGGCAGCACGATGGTGCGATCCGAGAAGGCCTCGATATAGGGAGGCATCTCGAGCTCGTACCATTGCCGCGTGAAAGCCACCTCGACAATGCGCGACCCATAGCGTTGGGCTGCGACCTCGGCGAGGTAGGCGCCATTGCCGGTGCGGTCCATCGCCCCTTTTTGGAAGTTGGGCAGGCGGTCGAGCAGCCAGAAGAGCACGTCGCGCTGCTGGTCAAAGGGGATATTGCGCAGCTCGACGATGAGCTTGGTGCGCCGGGTGAGATCGACGCCCTGTTCGAGGATGATGATGTCGGTCGCGTCGCCCGAGCGCGCAAAGTCCTCGCCCATGAAATGCGGCCGGGTGCGATCGAGGGTTTCAAGCACCGGTTCAAGGTGGGTTCTACACCATGTTAAAGCGGCGGCCTTGCGCACGGCCTCATCGGCGTTTTTGAAGCTGTCGGGCTGCGTCCAGCGATGGAACGGGATGCCCTGCGCCATGCAAGCCTCGATCTGCACGCGGGTGAGGGCCGCGCCCTGCATCTCGGCGGGCTCCGCATCGAGCTCCTGACGCATGGCGGCCTCGCGCGCGCCGTAGGAGCGGCGGATGGTGCTCTCCCAGTCCGCTTCGGCCGCGGCACCCCAGACCTTGCCCTGCATCATGCAGACGCGCTTATAAAGCCCGTTGGTGACGGCATCGCCGAAGGTGTAGCGATGCACCTTGAAGCCGTTCTTGCCGGAGCGCGCTTCGCGGATCAGTTCGTTGAAGGCGTTAAGATAGCCGTTGTGGGTCGAGATGATCCGGACCTTGCCGCCCCAGATCAGCATCGCGTTGACGGCGTCGATCACCTCGCGCACATCCTTGTGGAAGGCCGCCTCGTCGATCACCACGGTGCCCTGAAGACCCCGGATGTTGGCCGGGTTGGAACTCAGCGCCTCAACCCGGAACCCGGAGGCAAAGCGCACCCGGTAGGCGTTGATGAACTTGGTGGTGCCATCGGGCTGTTGATCCTCGAAGAGAAACTCCTCGATGGGGTGGGCCGCCCCGGCAATCACCCGCGCGAAATGCGCCACATAGCCAATGGCCTCGCGGCCCTTGTCCTTGGTGTCGCCGATGTAAAAGCAGTTCTGCCCGCCCGCGCCGCGCGCGGCGGCGGCAATGAGCGCACAGCCCAGCATCTCGGCAAAGGTGATGCCGGTGCGGCGGCCCTTCTCGCAAACCTTGAGGTCGCTCTCGTCGGCCAACCAGGAGCGTTGATGCGCCATCAGGATGCCGTCGGCCAGCGGATCGAGGCTCTCGGGGATTTCCGAGCCGCGCGGCAACTCCTCGGGGAGCGCGTCCGGGTCGCGGGTGAGGACGGGGGCTGTCACGGGTTACCCTCCTCTATACTCCAACCGTTGCGGGCGAGCGATTTGAAGAGCAGCCGAGCAATGGTAAGGTCGAACGTAACCTTGAGGCCCGGACCTGAGCTTTTCTTCTGCACCGCGTCCTGAATTGCGGCATCCTCCGTCGAAACCCAGCTGCCGGTTTTGCCGTCCGGTCTTTTCCATCGATAGGCCATCAACAACGCGCCTCCCGGCGCAGGCGTTCTATACAAAGCCTTGCACGGACAAGGTCCGGATAGCCTTTGACCCTCCAGCCCGGACCCATTTCCAATCTCAAGAGCCGCCGATGAACGCCGCCGTACGTGCGGCCGTCTACCTTTGGTCCCTCCAGCATCGAACGGATCACCCACGCCGCGTCGCGGCAAACGCGCTCTATGTTACAATCACGCCCGGCCCAGTATTTGGCATGCGCGGCCATGTCGTTGGCGATTTGGGCGGGTGTGGCCATCAGCGCCGCTCCCGATGCTTGCGGACCAGCCGCCAGTTGTTCACGGCCACGCCGCCGGTGATCGCGGCGAGCAGCATGATCCAGCGCTCTTGACCCAGCCACGTCAGCAGAATGCCAGCAGCGAGTGCCACGCCGAGCTTGACGGCCCACCAATTGCCCGTCAGGCCCATGAGGCGGGCCATGAGCGGGTTGGCCTCGACCAGCCCGCCGCGCAGGGCGGCGCGCGTGGACGCCACGTCGGCGAATTGCGCCAGCAGATAAACAGCCCAGATGAAAACCAGTTCAGACATTATGCAACCTCCCAGTAGCCGTCGCGCAGCCAGCCGTGCCAGCCGCAACGCAGTTGATTGACCGACGGCGTGAGCGTCGGCTCGGACATGGACCCGTTCCAATCCCAGCTCGGGGTAGACGCGGGCTTGCCGCGCAGGCCGATAATGATCCGGGACGGACCGTCGCAGCCGCAGGGGCAGTAAAACCAGAGGGCCGCGCCGTCCGGGCCGCCTTGGGTCAGATCGATGTGGAAACTGCCCGGCAGTTTTTGGCGGCGGAACTCAGCCGGGTTGGGGAATTCAATGGCGCGGATCATGGACGCGCCTCGGCAATCCAGATCAGATAGGGCTGCTCCCGCCACCACGCGATGGTGCAGTGCACGCCCAGATGCGTGATGCGCTCCCTGCGCCCGAACAGAAATATTCGCACGCGGTGGGACAATGGGGCGCGACGCCAGTTGTGGTCACCCACCATCACTTTCCCACCGGTCGACAGATCCTTGTTCGGTATTCCCGCGAGGTCATCCAGTGCTGTCGGTATCAATTCATCCACCGCGCACCCCCAGAAACTCCCGGCGCAGCTTGCCGATGACGTCGCTCGAGAGCCCCAGCTCATCGCGGGCGCTGTCCAGCGCCTCGACGGCGTTCGCCCGCTCCTCGGCGGCGATGCGGGCGCGTTCCTTGACCAAGAGCTGCTCGCGGATCCCGGCGCTCGACATGATGTCCTTCATCATCTTGCCGAGGAAATGCAGCTCGCGCGGGTCGATGTCCTCGCCCTCCTTGCCCATCTGCGATTTGAGCACCTTGAAGGCGACGCTGGTCATCATCTGGAAGAGGACGCGGTGGCGGTCGGCCTCTTCCGATAGGTCATTGTCGGCCAGCCATTGTTGTGCCCAGGCTCCGGCTTCGTCCTGGAGCTTGACGAACTGCTCGTACTCCTGCCCGTAGGCATGCAGGGCGCTCTTGCCGATGCGCAGCTCGAGGCCTTCTTCCTCCAGCCAGAAATTGAGCTCATCCGTCAGCTCCTCGTAGCCGTGAAAGCCCTTTTCCTTCCACCAGCCGTGGAGCCGCGCGCGTAGCTCCGGCGGCAAGAGTTCGACCTTGCGAGGCGGGGGCATGTCAGAGCCTCCGCGCGCTTGGGCGCTGAACGTCCGGATGCGGCGCCTCACCGCGCGCAACCTCGATGCCGCGCCGGGTCGCCTCGGCAATGACAAAGTCGCCGTGATCGATCATCGTCACCATGCCGACTTCCTGCAGCCAGGCCAGCTCAGTCGTGACCTGGTCGAAGGTGGAACCGACACCCACGCCGTTCAGGACGTCGCGCAGGATCGAGGCGTTGGCGGTGTAGCCCGAGACCTGCTCGAGATGCCGCAGGATCGCCAGACGGCGGTGCTTGCGGAGGGTTGTCTGATAATCGCTCACTTCTTGCCTCCATCGAGCAGGTGTTGTTCGTGGCGTGTGACGATGATCTCCAGCCGCTCAGTGATTTTTGCGTTGCCTTCCATCACGGCTGCCATTTTCTCCATTGCTCCGGTCTGCTTGACCAGTTCGAGCTGCAGCGCGTGCATGTCATCCCGGCCCGGCATGCTGGAGATCGTCTGCTCAATCCGCGAGATCCGGCTTTCGTGCCTGTCCATGCGGTCGCGCCCGTCCTTCAGGTCCTTGTCGAGATCTTTGCGGCGCGTGGCGACGAAGGTGTAGAAAGCTACCAGCATCGGGAAAATGACGCCGGTCGCCTTCCAGAAGATATCCCAATCCATCATGCCGCGCGCTTCCAGTCATCAATTGCCGGATTGTCCGTCACTTCGATTGAAGCCAACGCGACTTCAGCATCTGGACCGGTATCGGCTGCTCCAGGACTATCGTGACGCAGCGCCCGCAATTGGGCGATGTTGCTCGCCACCTTAGGTGCCTGCGTGATGATCCTGGCGGCTTCCTTCTGCATCGAGACACCCCGGAACTTGTGAAGCTCGCGCGCGCCGAAGTAGAAGGCAACAATGGCCCCCATCAGCGCCCAGAGCGGTTCGGGCACAAGGGCGAGGCCGGTCATCCGCTCCGCAAACCAGATCGGGTCCGACATGGCAGACCAGAAGAGAAAAATGCAGCCAAAGGCCATGGCCGGGCGCGGCAGGCGGTTCAGACCGTCTACAAACTGGCCCCACGCGCCTTGTCCGCCGGTGAACTCGGCCGCCATCTGGCTCAGCGCCGCCTGCTGAAACGACGCCTCCCTTGCGTCCGCCTTTTCGGCATTGGGCCTAAAAACTTCTGCCGTCTCGGCGATGACATTGCGGCCGCCGCCAAACAGCGCGCCCAGAAATCGGATTAACCCCATGATGCTGTCCTTTGCTTGAATTGCGCGTCCGTCATCCGGTAGCGCGCCGACATGAATTCCTCGGCGCGCCTGATCCAGCCGCCTTTGCCGCCAGCGCGGGAGCGCGCGAACTTGCGGCTTGCGGGCCGCGCATCGGCGAGGCGGAAATAGTAATTGCGCCGCGCGACAGCGTAGGCGTCTGCGATGTGATCTGGGGCCGCGTCATGAGCGGCGCGCACCGCGCGCAGGGTGGCCGGACCGATTGCGCCATCCGCCGTCGCCGCAAAGCCCATCTCCGTTGCAAGGCGCTGCAGGATTTTCACGGCGTTGGACCCGGCATTGACCTGCATGTCGAAGACGCTTGCGTGCAGCACTTCGGGAAGGTCCGCGATGCGCGGCCGCACGAAGTAATGCTCGATGAAGATATCGACGGCGCGGGCGTGGGTCATGAGGCGCACATCGGCCACGTCCACGTCGCCGTCCCGGTCGAGATCAAGGCCGAGGCTGCGCATGGTGTGGATCGTGACGCCAAAATTGGTCGCCCCGCCGGGGTCGGCGGGGTCATTCACATAGCCGCCCTCACGGGCGACAATCTCTTCGGCAATGGTTCGGACTGTTTGCATGGGTGCCCCCTTTCCCGTCAGGATAAAGGGGGTGCCGCTGCTTATTCAGATGAAGCCCTTCGCATGACGGCCAGAAGAGGGGGCTCTTCCTCCTGTGCCAACTCCGCCTTGACCTGCAAAACACGGCGGGCGGTCACGCCGAAACGGTTGGCCAGTTCATTGACCGGCGTGTCCGGGGCGTCGCGCAGGGCCTGTCTCAGACCGTCTCGGGTCTGCGCCCGGATGGAGGGCACGTCCACGTAGTCACCAGCGTAGCGGTCGGAAATCCATCTGGCAATATCCGGCCCTCCGAGCGCCGTCAGCTGGCTTTTGGTCTTTGGCGTCCCGGGCACATAGAGGCGCATGCCGCCTGCACGGAGCAAGAAACGCTCGACCGGGGCATCGCCCAGATCGGCGCGCATCTCGTCGACCCAGAGAGGTTCATTCTCCATGGGGCACCTTCCTGCGCCGCCGCCCCGGAGGCGGCGTGTTCTGCCGTGTGACGGTCACAACGCAACCGCCCTCGATCCTGTAGACGAACCCGCCACTGATCACGCCGCAGGCACCGGCCTCGAGGCCCTCCTCCACAACGCGCCCGATCTCGCGGCGGAGCGCGTCGATATCCACGCCTTTGACCCGCTCGAGATAGCGGATCACGGCATGGACAGAGGCGGGGTGGCGTGGCTTTTTCACCGGCGGTGGTCCTCCCAATCGAAGTCGATGTTCTGCCGCTGGCCCCACGTTTTGAGGGCCTGAATGACGGCGTCGATCTGTTCCCACGCGCGCAGCATGTCGACATCAGCCGGGACCGATCCCCAGACGCTCCCGAACCGCGCCCGGATGAACTTGTTGAGCCCGGCGCGGGAGGGGTCGCGCAGCGCGCCGGACTGTCCGAGCTTGCGCCAGAGGACGTGGATCATGCGCAGATCGGCACGCGGTGCGGGCTTGTGGCGCGGGTTGCGGGGACGATCCTCGAACCCGGCCTGCTTCAGCCGGTTGACGATCAGCTTCAACTCGCCGTCGTTCATGTCGCGCAAAGACGCCTTGCCGGTGACGCTGACCTGCAAGTCGCGGCGGGCTTCGTCGTCGAGGCCCAACTGGCGGCAGGCCACGAAGATCAGCTGTTGCAGCGCGCGGTTCATGCCAGTGTCATCCCGAGCGCTTGCGCGTACATCTCGAGAACCGCCTGTTCCTCGGCGACGTCGTTGATGTCACGCTTGCGCAGGGCGATGATCTTGCGCATCACGGCGGTGTCGTAACCGCGCCCTTTGGCCTCTGCCATCAGCTCCTTTTGATGCTCCGTGAGGTCCTTCTTCTCAGATTCAAGCTGCTCCCACCGTTCGATGAACTGGCGCAGCTCTTCTGCAGTCACCCGATAGTTATCATCCTGAGAAGTCATTGCTCATTCCTCTATTGTGCTGGCCAACGTCGCGACGCAGACCGGTTCCACCTCGATTGAACACACGATCCGGCGCTCGCACTCAGGGCAGGTATGGGTGCCCCAGCTGACGTCTCCCAAATCGTGATAGCAACCCGGGCAGGTCCAATTGTCGTCCCTGCCCGGGTTGCGGCATTCCTCGGTAAAAGGCTCATAGCTCGGACGGCTCATAGCGAACTCTCCAAGTAACGGGTGACCGCGCCGAGCAACTGGTCGCGGTCTTCATCCTCGCCGGGCATCACCTCGATCAGGAGCCGCATCGCGTCGGCCAAAATCGCGAGGGTGTCGCCGCCCCTGATATTCCCGACCGGGCAAATCTTGCCCTCGCGCGCGGCCTCGATCAAATCGAAGGACGCGCTGGAGGTTTGTTCCGCTGCCGCAAGCAGCTTGTTGACGGTGTCGTCCATCTCTCAGAACCTCGACTGAAGAGCCAAGACGACGAGTGCCGTGCCCAGCAGGCTGAAAAATGGCGCGGCAATGGAGGTCGCCTTCGCCTTATCTAACTCGCCCTTGTCAAGCTGCTGGCCGCACAATGCGGCGACCATCAGCGCCAGCAGATGAAAGACGACCCCAGCCACAATGATTAGAACGGCGCTCATACCCTCACACCTTCGCCAGATCGAGAACCACGGTCTGCCATGGCGCTTCGGTGTTGGGGCGGTGCTTCACGCGCACATAGGTGGCCTTGCCAACCACGCGCATGGCGTCGCGGATGGCGTCCATCGCCCGGTTCCAGCGGGCATCGGCGATGTCGAGGCGCAGCAGCATGAAGATCTCGGCGCGGTTGATCTGGCCTTCCTTGTCGGTGTTGAAGGCGCGCGTCACGATGGCCTGAATTTCCGGGCGGCTGTCGGCGGCCCACTCATTGAGGCATTCGTCGATCAGGCCCTTGGCGATCTGCAACTCGGGGCCGAAGTCAACGCGGTCCTGTACCTGCACCTGCACCTGATAGAGCCCGTCATAGGTGGACAGCGTCTTGTTGCCTTTGGCCCCGCCCACGGTCGTATCGTACTCTTGCGCGAGGATCGCCTCGAAGTCCGAGATGTCGTCGAAGGTGTGCTCCTTGAAGCGCTTGAGCTGGTCACTCAGCGCCAGCGCATATCCGGCGATCTTGCGCACCTGCTCATCCATCAGCTGGTCTTGCGCGCGCACGAGATCGAGCGGCACCTCGCGGCCCTTGGCGTCGACCATCTTGCGGCGGCCGTTCTCCTCGATGATGCCCGACGGCACCGGGCGGGGGGTGAATTCAGACATTTTACTCTCCTGTTGAAGGGGGTGTTGAAAGGAGGCTTGGACCCACGCCGTGGAGCGCGCAGACGGCGGCCATGGCGGCGATCTCGTCCATCGAGCAGAGCGTACTGCCGCGCGGGCCAAGCAGGTCCACCTTGGCCACTCCCGAGGCTGCAAGGCGCAGCATCTCGTCGGGGCTCCAGCGGTTGAGTTCGGGGGCGTTCATGCGTCGGTCTCCTTGTCGTCGAGAACGGCGTCGATCAGATTGTCGCGTGCGGCGCGGTCGAGGATGTCGCGCGCCAGCACGCCCACGGTCACGCCGCGCAGATCGGCGTGCACCTTGAGCAGGTCGCGCAAATCCTCGGCCACGCCCGTGGCGCAAATCTTGCGGCGTGCGGGCAGGGGGCCGGAACGGGCGGGTGCCACGTTCACGCCGCGCTTGCGCCAGTAGCTCAGTCGACACGAGACGGCATTGGGGGACATGCCGGTCAACTCGGCGATCTCGCAGGGGCGCTTGCCACGCCGCGCCATGTCCAGCATCGCCGGAAGAAGGAGGCTATGCTTCTGCATCGTCGTCCCCCATGTGGACCGGGCACCGGTTGCAGGCGCGGTACATAGTGACGGTCTGCGAGTTGACGTTCTCGAAATGACGCGCCTTGCCGCGCCATTTGCGGCAGACCTGTAGCCCGATTTCGCCCTGGACGGGGCAGGCAACGGTCGCCTTCATGAAATGCCCGCGCACGAGATCCTCAACGAGGCTCGTATCCGCCTGATAGCGGTTGCGCAGGATGCTCGAGACCAGCGACGCACTGCGCTCCATCCGCCGCGCCACCTTGTTCTGGCTATCCCGGTCGCAGGCCTCGGCCAGAGCGGCCACCCAGTCGGGCAAGGCCTCGCCCCAGAACTCGCGGGCGGTGTCCAGCGCGCTCATGCCGCACCGCCTTTCGCCGGGCTGAAATCGCCCGTGTTGGGATCAAGGATGCCCGCCAATCGCACGGGCTTGGGGGCACGTGGGCCAGTATCCTCGATTATCTGGTAGAGCGCCTCACGACGGCCGGGGATGGCCGTCTGGCGTACCTTCAGGTGGTTGGAGGCCAGTAGCTGGCGGCAATAGGCACGGGCCTTCTCGACAGTGACCTCGACGCCCCCGGCATTGGCATGGGCCGCCACATCGGTCGGGTTGAAATGGCGCAGATGGCGCATGGCCCGCCACATGTTGCCCTCGGGCGTGGCCTCGCCTGTAACCGGCTGTGGGCCGGGCTGGGGCATATGGGCCGGGGCATACCAGCGCTTGCCATTACGCGCGATCCGCGTCACGCGGATCTGGCCTGCGTCCATCCAGTGGCGGATATAGCGGACGGCGGTCTCGCGGCTGCACCCGCGCCGGGCCACCTCGGCCCAGTCGAACTCCTCGAGGCCTTTCACCTCTGCCCACATCTGCGCAAAGAGGTCGCTCATGCGCGCACCGCCTTTCCGCCCGGCCCAAGCGGCACGACCGTATCCGGACCACGCGCCGCCGCCGGGCGGAAATCATCGACGCGACGTACTGCCGGAGGCTGGCCTGTCTCGAAGACCCGGTTGCCCCATAGATCAAGATCCGCCAACCGGCGACCCCGCCCGTGGGCGAGTTCCTTGGCACGTGCGAGGTTGATCGCCACGCGACGGATCGAGCCGCCCGAGGCGTCAACGATGGAGGTCAGAAGATCGTCCGCGACGTCGATGCCGGCCGCATAGATCGAGGCCAGCTTCTGCGCGTCGCTGATATTGCAGGCAAGAGCGGGCTCCCATGCAAGTTGCCGGTTGTGAATGTTCTCCCAGCGGGTCAAATCCTGCGGCAACTTTTCCTCACCGACCAGAATAATCGGGGCCTGACTGCTCTCGTAGATGTCGCGGGCAAGCTCGATCATCCGCTTGCGCAGGAGATATTGCGCGTCATCGATGATGAGCGGCCGGTCGGTCCGGGCGAGCTGCGCGCCGATGGCGTCCACCATCGCGGGCACGCCGCGCACCGGCGTAAGGCCAATCTCCCGCAAAACTGCCTGCGCGAAATACGTCGGTGTCCAGCAGTCTTTGACCTGGACAACATGGGCCTGATACTCGTTGGCCGCGACCGTCACGGCGGTAGTCTTGCCCCAGCCGGAGGGGCCGTAGAACGTGGCCATGCCGGGCAGACCAAAGGCGCGGGTCTGAACTCGTTCGACCAGGCCAATCAGCGCCGCGACATTCCGCAGGGGCGCAATAGAGGGTGTCATTCTGCTCTCCTTTTCTTCTTATTCTTGGGTGCCAAAGAGACGCGCCATGCGTAGTTTGGCGCGATAGTCTGAACTCTGCTGATAGTCGGCCAGCCAGTCGGCCTGCGCCTGTGTCAGCGCCTCTCCGTCCGCCTGTGCGCGCTCAAGGACGCGGGCGCGGGCGAACATGATTTCGGGATCGTCGTCGGCGGGCTCGGCGGGCCGCACGCGGTGCTCCTCAAGCCGCATCACGCGGGCCTCGATCTCGGCCAGATGCTCGACCTCCTCGGCACTTTGAGCGCGCCGACGCCGCTTGGGTGCGGCGGCGTGCGGCGTCACCAGCTGATGAACTTGCGCTTCTGGCAAGGGTTCACTGGCTGCGAGGCCAGAGGCCGCACGCACCCGCGCTGCCACCTCGGCTGCCGTCAACTCGCGCGCAGCCTTGGCCTCGGCCTTCTGTGCCTTCGCCCACGCCCCGCGCTTGCGCGCATGGTCGCGTGCGGCTTCGACGTCGATGAATTTGGCGGCCTCGAGACAGGCGGCATGGCCCAAATAGCGGCCCGTGAGATCATAGACCTCGAGCCCGGCTCCCAAATCATCCGCGTCGAACCGCGCAACCACCTTTTCGCCTGCGATCCGGTACATCCACTCTGACCAGTATTCCGTGTCATAGAGCTTCAGCGCGCCGTTTCCGGTCTTGGCCCGCACGCCCTCGGCGCGCAGGAGCCACATGCGCAGCTGTTCGTCCGTCGCGCGCTTGACTGTCGCCTTGGCATAGCCCGCGTTGAACACCTCATTGAACGAGCGTCCCATGGCCACTTCACTGCGCCGCCCGGGCCGGGCGTTGTGATGCTCGAGCTCATCCTCCAATACGAGGCGGAACTCGTCGAGCGGGACGGCGCGGGAGCCATAGTCCTCCGGTTTGGCTTCCGGTCTGTTGCCGGTATAGGCCCCGTCAAAGGCCGGGTGCTTGGCCACCCGGTCGCAGAGATCGCGAAACGCGCGCTCGATGGGCTTGGATTGCCCCGAATAGGGCGTGGCCCAATGGATTTCGACACCTAGGAGCGGAAGGAGGCCGGGGATATCTTCGTCGGTGATCTTGAACCGAAACCGGGTCGGCGTGCCGCCCGTCATCGCCTTGGCGGCGAATTCCCGGCCGTTGTCGATCAGAACCGACTGCGGGATGCCATAGGTCCGGATCAGATCGCCGGTCACCAGCTGCACGGTGTGGCTGTTGGCCGTCGGGGATAGTCGCCACGCCAAGAGTTTGCCGGAATAGACGTCCGACCAGACCATCATCTGCGGGCGCACGGGCTTGTCGTAGCCGGGCCAGTCCACGAAGACGTCGAACTTGTGATAGTCGCCCTGCACGCATTCGAGCGGGGTCATGAATGCCTTGCTGCGGACCTGCGCGGGATAGAGGCGGCGCAATGCCTCTTCGCCCCTGCGCAAGTAGATTTCAGTGGGGGCCGATACGCTGGACTTGAGCCAGCGCCGCACCTGATGCAGCGGCGGCACGACACTGTTGCGTCGCTCGGACGTCCAGACGCGCACTGCACGGTCATAGCAGCTTGTGAGAGAGGGCTGGGACGGGCGCAGCCAGTCACTGCGCACGAGCGCCAGAAAGGCCGGGTCTGTATCCAGTCGGGATCCTTGTGCCCGCCGCAACGCCCGCCCGTCGATCAGATAGGCCAGCCGGTCGGCGCGTGCGACGCCCTCGATGTGCGAGAGATAATTCCAGAGCGATTTCTCGGCGCGTCCCGACTTGCGTGCGACCTCCCGCACCGCCGCCGACCGTGTCAGCCCGGCCCCTTCCAGTAACTCGACCTCGGCGATGGCTGCCAGCCGCGCCTCGGCTTCAGCGCGGGCCTTGTCACCCGCCGCCGCATATCGATCCCATGCCGCGTCTTGCCCCTGCTGAACGGGTGCGGTTTTGACCAGGCTGGAACTTAGCCGCATGCGGGCGCGCAATGGCAGAACGCTCCAGTGATATTCGATGCCGCCGCCTACCCCCTTGCGCCGCCGGGCCTTCCCCGCGTGTCGCGCCCAGCCATCACGCTGTGCCAGTTCGTTGATCTTGCGCTTTGTGCTCGGGAGATCCGGAAGCCCGGCCTCCGCCAGCTCTGCCGCGCTCCACCATTCCTGCGCAGGGGCCGGGCCTGTCATGCTGCATCCCCTTGGTCAAGTTCCCCGAACAGCGTCGCAACCTCCGCGCCGCGCTCCTCCAGAAACGCCATGCGCTCGCGCTTGCCCGCGCGGTCCCATGCGTCCAAGAGGCGTGACAGGGTTGCGTCCTTGGGACTTGCCGGGGCCGGGGCTTCGCCCCGTGCAACACGGTAAGCCTTACGGGCAGCGTTGACTGTCTTTGCCTCCCCGGAAGAGAGCGCCTTCATGACTTCGCTACGTTCTCCAGGATCAGAAATCTTGCCGATTTCTGCTATATCCTTGTATCCGAGGTATTGGGGTGCCAACTGGATTGCACGAACTTCATCCGCCTCCAGAGCCTTCACAGCCCTGATCTGACGCCGAACCGTGCTCTCATCCTGTCCCGTCATTTGCCCGACTTTCACGGCGAAAGATACGACGGGCATCGTGCCCGTCGTATCCCACCGCTTGGCAACAAGAGCCTCACCAATCGCCGCGCGGGCTTCGGGGTGCTTCTTTTCGTACGCCTCTTTGTACTCCAGCAGAAAGACCGCGCGATCTATCGGCTTCATCTCAGCACGGGCCAGATTGCGCTCGATCTCCATAAGGCGGGCATCGGCGTCCGTCCCGTCGTAGACAGACGCAAGGATCGTGACGTTCCCGAGCCGCTTTGCGACCTCAATCCGATGCGCGCCGTCAATAAGGCGATAGACTACGGTGCCTTTGCGTCGTACGCGGCGCACATCAATCGGATCGGTGGTAGAGCCACCTTCGTCGATTGTCATGAGGATGGCCGAGATACCAACCTCGTCTACAGGACGCAGCCGGTCCTCTATGACGATTTCAGCAACAGCCATCTCCCGTGTCTCGATCAGGCGCATTTCACTCATTGTCGAGCGCCTTTTCGAGGGCCTCTAGTATCCCCTTAAGCGCTTCGATATCGCTCTTGATCAGGAAAACCGGCACGTCTGGGAGGGCCATGTACAAGGGGTCCCCGTTCGCCAGCTGGCGCGCAACGAACCTGATCGCATTGGCCTTTTCCAAGGCAAGCTGAGCGAGATTGTCAAATTTGTGCAATTTGTCTGTTTTGGTCATTCTGGGGCCTTCGTCATTGTGTACCGGCAGATCAGCCGGTCGCCTTTCCGTTCGCGGGTGCAGAGGATTTCCGCCCCGTTCGCGCGCAGTTCAGAAATGCAACTGTTCACCGCCACCACATGCGCCCGGCGCACGATCTCGCGCGTGGTATGCGGGCGACCGTCCTTGAGGACGGCCAGAACCCGTTGCAGGCGGGGCGAGGTGAGCGGCGCGTGGTGCATCAGCAGCCCAGCATCTGAGCATCGAGCCCGGCGCAACCGGAACGGCAGTTGCCACACATGCGGTGCCCCAGCCCCGTCGACCAGAACTCGGTGCCGCAGGTGAGGCAAGGACGGTTGCGGGCGTGCTGTGACTTAACCGCCTCGACGTCCATCCGGTCTTGGGCGCGCAGGGCGATATCGCGGTTGCTGAACGTGCCGGACACGCGCTCCTTGCCGTCGAAAACGGCGTAGCCGCGGCCCGTTTTTTGAACATGCAGGCTCATGCGATCACCCTCCAAAGCACGCGACGCCGAAGAGCAGGACGAACAGCGCCAGCACTCCCACCACATCGCCGATGACAGAAAAAGCACCCCGGCCGGAGCAAGCAGACTGGGCACAGCCGGGGCGCAGGTACCGCGCAGCGCACAGGCCAGCACGCGCGCGGATCTTGGAAACGGGTTTGAACAGGGGTTTCAACGATGCACCCTCCGCAGGTCATTTTCCCGCATGAACGCTTCCTTGCGGATCGACAGGTGATGATCCTCTGCCAAGCGGCTCAGGCGCATCAACGGCAGCGCACAGCAGGGCTCGTCGATGTCGCGTACCAGCTGCAAGGCCAGCGCCACACGCTGCACTTGCGGGATGGCCGCGATCTCGGCCTGCAACTGGCCCGCGTCGGGGATCAGATCGGAAATCCGCATCGCATTAATCCTGTGTTGAAGGGGGTGTTTCAGGGGCGGCGTCTCGGCTCAGCACCCCATAGGACAGGCCGAAAGCGACCACGGCCCAGAAGACGAACGCGAGCATCATAGCGATAGCAAGGCCGCTGCCCGGAGGAAGGTTGCGTTCGGGGTCGCGCACTTCGCGTAGTCGCCCACGCATGCCACGGCCTAGCTTGATACCGCTCATGCGGCGTCCTCCCGCCGCATGCGGTCGGCATAGAGCCGCGCAAAGGTCTCCTCGCCCACCTCGTCAAGCATCTTTTGGCGCAGGGCGCGGGCCTTGGTCCCGTTCCATCCGCCGGTGGCAGCGCTCTTGGCATTGGTCGGCGTCACCCCATGCGGCACGCACCAATCCTTCAGGTTGGTGCCGATCACCCGCAGATACCCTAGGAACACGTCATAGAAGACGGGTCCCGGCTGGATTGTTGTGACTTTTTCTGTCATATGCTTTTTCCCTAGTAGGTCACAAAATGACCGTATTTCACGTTCAAGCTTAGTTTTGAACGTGAAATACGTTCATGTCAATAGGTTTTATCAGAATGTCAGCGGATCCCGGTAAAAGGCTTGCGCTCTGGAGAAAGAAGCAGGGGCTGTCCCAACGCGCCCTTGGTTCTACGATGGAGGTGAGCCAAGGATATATTGGTGATATCGAAGCCGGACGGAGCGAACCGTCGCGCAACTTCCTGATCCGGCTGCAAGGGCGCTTTGGCCTGCGAGCCGATTACATTCTCTATGGCGAAGGCGACCCCGTCGCCGCCGAACCGCCACCGCCAACGCGCGCGCGCCTCGATCCGATGATCCTGATGATCTGCGGAACGGAAGTCCGCAAGGTCTACGCCGATCTCGGCCTCGACCTTCCTAGCGATACGCATTTTAAGGAAGGCGTATGGTTCTACAACGAGCTGCTCTCGCGCATGGAAAATCCCGAGGACGGCGACGAGCTAGAGGCTCTGCTGCCGGACATCCGGCAACTGCTTAAAACCCGCCTGCACAATTCCGTTGATCCCTAAGTCGTATCCTGGGCGACATTGCCTGACCGGCACATGCGTGGTAGGCCACAACGATAAACTTGGAGGTTTCAACGTGCGAACGCTTCTATGCCGTGCCGCTCTTACGGCGATGTTTGTGGCCGCCGCCCCGTACTCTGCGTCGGCGCAAGTTAGCCATCAAGACTATGAGGGCGACTGCCAACTTGTATTTCTCGTGGCCCGCGTTGCAATCGGTAGTAGCCAGTACGGGCTGGTGTCTCTCGAAGAGACTTTACAAGAATACACCAGCCCAAGTGTTTTTCGTACTGCGTCGCAGCGTTCAGTTTATGAACGGATTATCCGCGATGCCTATGGCCGCCCCATAATGGTTAAGGGAGGCACGATGCCAACTGATGTCTATCGTGAAGTGATCGACGGATTTGCGTCAGACTGGGCCGGGTCGTGTGAACGCGGTGAGCTTCATGCGCGTTGAAGAACCTACCTTTTAGCGTTCCTTAGGCCTAGAAAAACCGTCCCACTTCTATTCTCCGTTTATCCTACTTCAGAAATCTCTATGTATTTGATTTCATTAGCGGAAACATGGAAGTGGGACGGCAAATTAGAACTGGGCGGACTTGGTCCCAGTTCCGGACGTGCCGGGGGCCGTTAAATGCCCCCTTAAACACCCCTCTCAGAGCCGTTTGAACCATATTTCAATAGGGTTTCGCACATTTTGCGCTTCGCAGTTCGCAGTGGCCCCGAAAACGCCAACATCGCCGTTTTCGCCCGCTTCTCGCACTTTACTGCAAACTTCACCCATGCCAACCGCAGCCCCGCGTCCGCGCAGAAATATGCCTTATTTCATTGACCTATCCGGCTTCATCCCGCCTCATTCTGGGTCTTCCGGCATGACTGTAAACTAGAGTGTAACCCTACAACTGTTGTAGCGTGACAGCGAAGTTTGCAGTGAATTACAGTGAAGTTTACAGCAACGGGGTTTTTAGAAATTGGTGACTGTGACGTCCGGCCCAAAGCGACCGTTCGTCGATCAACCCAGATGCTGCGACCCGGAACGTCACACCGGACATTCGCCGAGAGTGTAAAACCGAGCCTATCGCGCCCCAGATCTATTTCTAATTTTCAACGCGCTCCAACGGGCGAACCTGTGTGCGAAACTCATGAGCGGTGACTGCAACGCTAGCGACACTAAAAACGGATACTCGTATGCAATTTGCCGCTTCGGTATCGAAGAGGGCCAAGTTCTTTCCCGTCCCCACAGAACTCGTATAAAGTACACCGTCAAATCCTTTTTTCTTTATAAACTCGCAGAGATATTGACTTGGAACGTAGTCAGTTGCGGCGCTGCGGGGCAGCACCGGACGAGTGAGTTCGTGGCCCAGACTTTCTAGGAACGGCAAGTCTGCCCTAAGCTGAACAATCTCATCGGAAGATCCACAGATAAAAGGAGAGACGAGTGTCTTAGGTGATCGTAAATCGACGATTGTAAGTCCTTCACGCAGCTCAAATTCTGCAACGGTCGCGAATTCACCCGTATGAGGGCGTATTTCCGAAATCGCTGTGTTCTCATCAGATGCAAGATAGAGATACGGAATGCCTGCGGGGTTGGCTCTTCCGTGGGAAGCGGAACCTTTTGGTGGCGCTCCCATCGATTGGGCATCGAAAGGCTGATTATCAGGCGAGATCCTGGCTCGAAACCAGATCTTTTCTAGCGGTGCTGAAAGCAAGAACTCGAGCAAAAGCTTCAACCGTTCTTCCTTAATTTTTTCGTCTAGAAAATACCTATTCTTGAAGCGAAGTTCTTGACGAAGTTCAAGCCAATCACCGACCTTAGAGTCATCCGGCGCGGTCAAGGGTCTAAACGACTTTCGAACGATCTCTCCATCATCTAAAATATCGGAAAGTAGTTCTTTGGCGTGTGCTTCGTCCATTTTGGCATGAGAGAAAAGCCCCCAGTCCTTTTTGAAGTTTGCCACAAGACTTACACCGCCTTCAGCTTCTTCATAAGATTCGACTAGCAGCTCAAAAACATCAGAAAGCTCCGACGGTTCAACAAGTTTGTCCGAAGGGTCTCCGCAATAATTACAATCCCCTTTCGCCAATTCTGTAGCCAGAAATTGAAACAGGTGTTTTTCGAGTCCACGGTCCCCAAAACAGTTTGGGCAGCATTTATTTGGCATCAATTCGCCTCAGAAAAATAGTCTGCCAGTGTCTCAATGTGATGGATCATCGAAAGTTTTTTAACCTGACCCAGCCCTGGAAAGTGTTGTTTTGCATGCAACTCTAGGAACTCAGATAAAGCCTTACCATGAAACAGGTTTGATGTTCCGTGATTGAACTTCGTGACCAGCTTAGAGAGCGCTTCTGCGAACTTTCCAGCAGGATCCGTTGGAGTGCTATTTGAATCTGACACAAAATGGCGCACGTACATCTGATCGTCTTTGTCTGGATCAATGAACGTCATGTGAATGGCGACGGCATAAGCAGGTCCACCTGTCTCACTATAGTCATCCCCGACAGTTAGGAAGTCTCCAAAACCATTCAAACCCAACTCGGAATTAAATGTTACATGCAAATCTGAAAAAAGCTCAACAGCAGGATAACTAGCATTCCGCTGTTTGTTGAATCCATCCCGAAGCAGCACTCGAGAAGCACTGCTGAACTTCTTTCGGTATAATACAGGGCTAGCCTGTTCGATGAAGACATGTCGTGTATGACTGAGCTCGTCCCCAAGTTTTTCTGCGAGGCCGTTTTCCTGCAGAAAGCCCGAGTGAATAAAATACGGCCTATGATTTGTATGAGCTTCAAAAAGCGTCATGGCATCTATTACCGTCATCGTATCCGTCAATAAGATGCCAGCGCTTACGTTGTCGGTCTCAAGATAGCCTTCCTTGAGAAAAGTCGATATTGCGGCTCCATTTCCAGCTAAGCTTCCATGTTGAGGATTCACTATTACGATCGCATGCCCACCGCTTTCACAAACCGCGTCAAGCGCACGGGTCAACCCCTTCAGTGCTTCTTTTACGGGTTCAATTATGGGTATGAAACCAGCCTTCGCCAGCAATTCTGCGGTATCTCGAATAGTGATGAGCTCAAATTGCTTACCGCGAAAGTATGGAAAGTACATTTAACATCCTAACTCCAAAATATTGATTGTTCGATTGGAGTTTTAATGGCTTGCACCAGTTTTGCCCCGTCACTTAGCCTTAAGTTGTACATCAATGCGGCGGCATGCAACGATAAAGGTAGATCTTCGACGAGTCTCTGGAAAGAATGTTGTGTTCGGCTCTGCCTGAGCACCTGAACCATTGCGTCATGGACTTCTCTTGGATCAAGGCGTTCGTAGAGTTCTGAAAGCGCGCTAAACATCTGAGTGTTTGGCACGGAAGGTACAGGCTTGCCTATGTGTTTGAGAATACGAATTGCCTCAGTTCTTCGAAGAGCCCCCAGAATGCTGAGTGGTTTAACTTCGTCTGGCCGATCGACGGCTTCTCTAACTGTGCTTATGCTATTCCATCTTTTCAGATACATAACGCCTACGTGAAGCGGCGCGAGCTCTTTTATCGCGTTGATGTGACGTTCTGAAGCAATTACATACGTACGAGCAAATATATCGGCGTAGTCTTCTAGTTGTTTCTCAAGTCTCTGGAGACTGTCACGTTCGGATTTAACCTCATAGACTGTAGATGTGCCGTTCAATATGACAACATCCGCTCTGCTAGCTCCAGTTCGAAACTCTCTCACCATACTGGCTGTTTTCAGGGAATGTTTACCTAAGAGCACGTTTTGAACTATAGCCGACTGATAAATGTATTCATTTCGGAGGCCACTTCGGCGTAATTGAGCGAAGCCAAAGTCAAACGCGTCACCGACGGTGCGAACTTCTTGAAGTTCGAATAGTTCAGCTTGATTTACCAACGAGCTAAACTTGGCAGAGCTGCCTTTTTCAGCAAGTTCTCTAACAACGCCGGCCGAAAAAAGGCGAGCAATCGCCGCATCCTTGTGGTGGTCGCGAGTTCTATCTGTGTACATTGGTCGAATTCGCCGCTGCCTTTTCGGGGGACCCTAAACCAAATTTGACCGTTGCACATCAGAAAAACGTCGCGACTGATTGCTCATCAAGTCCAAGTCGAGGGCCAATCGCTGGCCCAACACGAAGGCATAAGAGATTGGCCAAATGAATATCCGCCTAGAAACTATGGTTTTCAGGCCTCGCACCCATAGCGAACTTCCGCTTTCCGCCCTTCCTGCTCGTGCTGCGTCGGCTAGCTGGGAGTTTGATCTCGATCGGCTACCGCCTGACACCGATCATTGGGAAGGAACATGAGGGGCTGTTTCAACGCCCCTTTAACACCCCCCTCACTCGACATACCGAAAGCCCTGCACCGCGCGGAAATGCCCGCCGTAGCCGCTCCCGGCGGGTTTGAGGCCTTTGCGTGCCCGGGCGGCGGCGAGGGTCTTCATGCTGCGTTCCTTGGCCTCGGCATAGAGGATGGCCGAAACCTGTGCCCAGAGGGGATCGCGGCGCAGGGCGGCGGCGAGGCCGGGATGCGAGGTGTGAAACAGCATCGGCATCGGTTTGTCGTAGCGGTTCACGCCGCGCCGCCAGAGCGCGCAAACCTCGTTGAGAAAGCGCAGCCCCAGCCCCGCGCCCTGCCACTCAGGCATGACGACAAGGCGGCAGGCGCGGCCTTCGACCAGCCCCGGCCGGGTCGAGACGGCCAGATGCGCCACCGGTGCGCCGTCGACGAAGCCCACGTAGTAATTGGCCGCGATCATGCGGGGCAGCTTCAGGTAGTGATGCGGCTCAAAGGCGGGCCAGAAGGAGCCGTCTGTCTGGTGAATGTCCATGGCAATGCGGGGTGCCCGTCGAAGACGCCTCCAGCGAAACTCGGCCCGGCGGGTGTCGATCACCCAATCGGGCTGCAACCAGGACACGACGTCCTCGTGACAGGTGACGGCGACGAACTGGCCAGAGCCCCGCCGCCATGCCTTGGCAAAGGCTGCCGCCCCGATCTGGGCCACGCGCCGGTCAATGGTCGAGGTGAACTCGTCGAGAATGGCAAAGCTCGGCCGCTCGGCCAGAATGCGCGCGAGCTCGGCCCGGAACTGCTCGCCGGTGGAGAGGTGGGGATAGGGGCGCAGCCAGCTGGGCACCGTGCCGAGGCCCACGGCGGAGAGGGCGGCCGCGACGGCGTCGAATTCGCCCTCGGGGTCAATCGCGTCGATCAGCGCGCCCTCGGGCCACGGGCGCGGGTCAAGCTCCGCTCCGAAGGCTTCGCGGGCGAGCGAGGATTTCCCGCTGCCAGAGGGGCCGACGATGAGGCCTATCTGCCAGGGCTGTGCTGCCAGATCGGCCTCGACCTCGATGCGGAAATCCGCGTCGCCCTCGACGTTGAAGAGGCTGGAGACCCGGGCGGCGCGGTAGGTATCCGGGATGGGGCTGGCGTGGTGGATGGCGAGCTTCATGTGACCACCACGCGGCATTTGAAGCCTTGGCGGCGCAACCGGCCGAAGGCGTTGATTTGAGCCACCTCGTCCTCGAGGAGGACGATGACGCCATATTGCCGCCGGTAGCGGACGCCTTTGGGCAGGCCCGGCGCACCGGGCGGCAGCTCAGGTTTCGGGAGTGTGGTCGATCTGGTCAAGTTTGGCTCCTTCTCTCTGCGCATCGCGCGTTTGGGGAAGGGCTCTTGGCCTCAGGATATTCATCGCCCGGCAGCGCGGGCATTTGATCGAGACGCCGGATATTTGCGCCCCTCTCTGATATTTAAATAGCAAACGGCTGCATGCGCAGCAACGCAGTTCTAGACCTTCCAAATCGAATCGCCTCATAGTCCCGCCGCCCCCTTGGGGCAGGGAGCGGCCATGAGGTGTTTCTGGTCGGCGGGGGTATGTTTGGTGACTGGCCCCGCGTGCCCGGGCGTGCCCTCCAGCACGCTCGGGGCCTCCTGTAGGGCGGCCGCTCACGGCCACCGGGTAATCCCCACACATTGGGGGATGTCTTCAGATCGACCGGGCGACTGTCAGGCGCGCCGCATAGGTTTCCGTCTTGCCGCCTTTCGAGGCGCGCAGCTGGACCTCGTAGAGCCCCGCCGCAAATGTCTCCGCAGGCCAGAACACGCGCACCACGCCGGCCATGCCGTCCAGGACACTCACCCCCAAGGGGATGGTGGGGCCAGCGCCGAGCGCCCATGCCTCTACAGCGGCCCCGCTGAGATCGGGCGCGGTGCTGTCCTTCCTGAGAAAGGTGATGACGGCGGAATAGGTGTTTTTCTCGAAGGTCTTCATCTCGTCCATCAGTCTCTCCATTCGGCCACAAAACGTGGCTCATCCCAAAGAGCGGTAAAGCGTGGTTCATCCCAGAGCGCCGTTGCCCTGAAATCCACCACCCGGCTTGTGTCAGCGGGTGCGGCCTCTGACCCGGATGTGCCTCCCGAGACCGCAGACCGGGCCGCGATCAGCGTGGGTTCGGCTGTGAGGCCGGACACACCGCCAGCGTTGGCCGCGCGCAGTGTGACTGCGGCGGGTATGGCCTCTGCCCCTGACAGCCCTCCTGACGCCGCCGCCTTGACGCTGACATGCACGGCCATGGCCCCGGTGCCAGAGACCCCGCCGCTGGAGGCGCTGCGCGTCTGCACACGGACCGCCATAGCCTCAGACCCAGATGCGCCTCCTGACGTGGCGCCGCGGCTTGTTTGAGTGCCCGCCTGGGGCAAGGCCTCGGATCCCGACGCGCCGCCGCTTGATGCCCCGCGCAGCGCGACCTGCACAGGGGCCGCAGGCGAGCCCGACGCGCCGCCGCCCGGTGCGCTGCGCGTGGCGATCCGGACAGGGCTTGCAGACGCGCCAGAGGTGCCGCCGGATGCGCCAGCGCGACCCGAGACGAGAGTGGCTGCCGCGTCGGCACCAGATGTTCCGCCGGAGGTCGCAGCGCGGCCCTGCACGATAACGGGGGCCGCCGTAGCTCCCGATGTGCCGCCGTTCGATGCGGTTCGTGAGAGCACGGAGACAGGAGCGGCGTTCAGACCCGAGGTGCCGCCACTCGATGCGGCGCGCTCAGAAACAACCGTCCCACCGCCACTAGGGATTTCCTCGATATACTTGTTGCGAAGATAGGCGTTCGTCTCAGCCAACTGCGCCGGATTATGCGCCCCGGCATAGATCAAAACAGCGGCACAATCCATGAAGGCACCGCTGTTGTTGCTGAGTTTGTAATTGATATAGAGGCGTTCCAGTACCGTGTTGAGCGTGGCCGGGGTGCCGCCCATCAGGTTCACGTTGTCGATGAACCCTTCAACATCTTCCCCGTCAAAAGTGACCGCTAGCACATGCCAAAGGTCATCGTTGAAACTATCGACCGACGCATAGCTGGCCGCCCAGAAGTCGGTGAGCACTTTTTCAGTGCCGCTCATCACCATACCGAATGCCTGGCGCGTAGAGGGATTGCCATACATCACGCCGTTGAAGTTACCGGCGTTCACTTGGTTAGGATAACGGGCAACGATGTACATCGTACGAGGCTCCGCCCCGTCTGGCAGATCGTGGTCGTATAAGGTGTCATTCCCAAGTCCGTCAATGCTACCGACAAACTGAAAATAACTCGCTCCAGTAGGTGTTCCCTCTTCGCCTGTCCGCAACACTGGCGCAGTCATAAGGTGTTCTTGGACTAGCTCAATCCCGGCGACTTCGTCCACCCACAGCGTCGGGGAGACAACCGTGTTGGTTGTCTCGAACTGAGCTTTAAGATTCGTGGTGATCAGCGCCATCTTTGGGCTTCCTTACGTGATGTCACAGCTTGAGAGCGCGGAGATCCCGCTTGAGTGAGGCCGCGAGATCCATCCGCCCCGCGTCGAACGTGTCCGAACTTAAGGTCTTGAGGCTCACATTCGGGCGCTCGTATTTTTCGAGCAGGTCGATTGCCGCCATGAGAGCCGCGTTCCAGGCGTGGATGGCGCGAACGCCATCCACCACCGGGCCGCCGTTGCTCTCATAGGCGACGCGGTTCATCAGGAAAGGAATTCCTTGAGTTTCGACGCCGGGAACTTGATCTCCGCGCCCACGCCCAGATCGGCGGGGGGGATTGCCGACCAGCTCAGAAAATTGCCCCCTGTCGCCGCATCGTAATAGGCGACGGCAACAACGCTCTGCACCGGATCGTGGGTCGAGGAAAACACGACGTCCGGGCCGTTGAGCACCGCCTGTCGGGTGCCATCCTCCGGATCGGCAGCGGGCGCGGCAAAGGTCACGGCCGCGCGGGCATAGCCGCTGCCGGTCACTTCAGTGCCGCCGCCTGCGTCAGTGGGCGCGGCCGTAAAGAGCGCCAGATACACCGCCTCGGGGCTGGGCAGCGGGGTGTTGCGAAAAACGTGATTGAGCAGGGCGGCTTCGAGGTAGGTGGAGAAGGTCGACATGTCAGTTTCCTTTTGGTTTGGGTGTTCGTGGTTTCAGTGTCGGGCCGCGAATTCCGCGACCCCGGTTGGTACGTCTGGCCAGACGGGTGCATCCCCGTCCTCGATGGCGCGACGGCTCTCCGCCTGCATCGCCTTGCGCCACGCGGTCCATGCAACGGCGCGCTCCTGGTCGCCCTCGATGAGGCCTGCGAGTGCCAGCGCGTCGGCGCGCGCCGCGCCGTTGATGGTGGCTGTCGAGAACAGGATGCCCGCCTGGGCGATGTTGCTCTGTGTTTCCAAGTCGGCCACGGAGAGGATGAGGGTCCTGCAGTCCGCCTTGATTTGGGCGGCGCGGATGGCCTGTGCGCGGGGTGTATTTTGGCGGAACTCAGGCATCGCTTACCTCCACCTCTGCATCAAACCCGACCCACGGAAACGGCGGGGCGACGGCGAGGGCGTACACGCCTGCATCGACCAGCGTCAGAGGCTCCGACAGGTTCATGATGACGAGCTCGTCGCCCACTTCGTTGCGCACTGTTACCGCGCTCCCGACGGGTAGCAGGGACAGGTCATAAACCCAGCCGGTGTCTTGCGTGGTGGCAGGCGGCGTGATCGTCGGGCGCGCCTCGATGCGCAGCGGGTCCGACGCAATGTAGTGTGTCGCAGTGTCTGCCAGCGCACCGACAAACAGGCCCCGCTCAGGCGTGACATTGGCGGCAATGGTGCTTGCCGATGCCTCAACGTGGCCCGTGATCTGACCCGTGGCCGGGTTATAGATGTTGGCGCTGACGGTCATGCGTTACCTCTTGAGGATCGTGGCGACGGAATGGACGTTCTGGATCAGGAAGGGCACACCCGAGCCGCGCTGGCATTCCAGCGTGATTGTCTGATTGCCAGTCCCCACTGAGATTGTTCGCCGAAACGGAACAAGCTCCTGAAAATGTGCACCACCCTGAGAGTCAAAGGGCGACCCGCTCAGCAGCAGACGCAGCCCCCACGACCCAGCAGTTGGCCCGCCGTTCAGCAGCCAATTCACATGGCAGTCAATCATCAGAAGCGAGCCACTATCCGGCACGTTCACAATGAAAGACGTCGCGTTGTTCCATGCCGTGGCTGTCGCGGGCGTCTTGGTGCCGCCGCCGTAGTTCTCGAAGAACGTGGACGGCTCAGTGACAGCGCGTCCGTTGATCTTGGCCGTTGTGATTGCATTCGTAGCGATTTGCCCGGCGTTGATCGCAGCCGTCGCGATCAGTGCGCTCGTTATCGTGTTGGCGGAAATCTTGTCGCCTGTGATGGTGCCCGCCGCGATCTCAGCGGCGGTGACAGTTCCCGAGGCGATCTTGGCCGCAGTAATCGTATTGCCGGCGATCTTGTCACCGGTGATCGTCGTGCCCGCAATCTTATCACCCGTGATTGTCGCGGCGGCGATCTTGACCGCTGTAACAGCACCCGTCGCAATCTCAGAGGCAGTGATGGTGCTGGCCGCTATCTGTGACGCGGTGATCGTGTTTGCGGCGATGTTGGATCCTTGGATCGTGCCTGCCGCGATCTTGGCAGAGGTAATGGTGCCCGATGCAATCTCAGTTGCTGTAATCGTGCCGGATGCGATCTTGGCGGCTGTGATCGTGTCTGCTGCGATCTGCGAGGCGGTCACGGCACCCACAGCGATCTTGGGTGTCGAAATCGCGCCGTCCGTGATTTGCGTACCGGTGATTTGCCCCGTCACCTTTGCGGCTGCGATGGCGGCAAGCTGCGCGTTGGTTAACTGACCCGTAACTTTCGAGGCAGCAAGCCCCGCAATTTTGGCGTCCGTGACTGCGCCGGTCGCGATCTGCGGTGTCTGTATCTGCCCGGTCAGTTTTGCCGCCGCCAAGGCCGCGATCTGCGCATCGGTCAACTGCCCAGTGACATCAACGGCAGGCACCGTGGCGACATAGGCCGTGCCGCTCCAACGATAGAGCTTGCTCTCAAACATGATCGCCTCGGTCAGCTTGACCGTTGGGAGCGTGCCCTCGACAATCGTGACGGGTTCGATACCGGCAGCAAAATCAGCCCGCTGGATACGCACGTCGTCAGTGGTCACCCAGATCCATGCAGTCCATGTGCCTCGGCGATTGTCAGAAAGCGCTTTGGCGCGCACGCGCAGGTTCGTGAGTGGCGGCACGGGCTGGATGGTCATTGCGCCACGCTCGACATCGAGCACGGTGCCGCTCCAGACCTCCTCCTCGGTCTCGCGCTTTTGGCATTCAATGGCGATGCCCTTGATAGTCTCGGCGATCCCGGAGGCATCCCAGAAGACGTCGACGGCCGCATGCGCACGGGTGCCTGCCTGATTGGTGACAATGCGCGCGTCGGCGTCGAAAAAGGGCAGGCCTGCGTCTGTAGGGATTGGGCGGGGCAGGATAGAGGCGCGGTCGGGGATCTCATACGCCGGGTCGATCTCGAAATCATCCGGGTCGCGCTCGCGTAGCGAGGTGACAATGGTCAACCGGTGCAGATCGAGCACGATCTCCGTGACCTCGAAGAGCTTGGCGTCGTAGTCGTTCCAGGCGCTGGTGACGACCACAGTATTGAGGGGGCGCAGACCGGCATAGTCGGGCGGCAGTGGCCAGGCGTGACGCCGCCAGCGGCGATGGTCGCGCAGCGTGTCCTCGGCCAGTTGCCCGGCCTGTCCCGGGTTAAACACGGCCGGAAGGTCCAGCTCGAAATTCCGCACGATACCGTCCTCTGCCTCCCAGTCGGGATTGCGGATCTGATCGAGGGGCACGCCGTTCCAGAGCGCGCCGGGCGAGACATATTTGGCGGTGACCCGGTTGAAGATCTCAAGCAGTTCGGGAAACGGGTCTTTGGTGGCGGCGTCCGTCACCAGAAGATCGTCGTCCGTGATCGCGGCCACGGCGATGTCGGGTGCGCCGACCTGAATATACCAGAAGCCCCCGAACTCCGCGATCTGGCCGTTGCAGGCGGCGAGCAATTCGTTGATCACATCTCCGGACGTGTCCTCGGCGAATTTGATCTCATAGCCGGACTGGTACTGAGGCCGCCCGTCCACGTCCACGTCGCAGGCGTTCATGCCCGGCACCCAGTTCCAAAGCGGCAGATCCTCTGCGTCGGCCTCGCCGCCCCAGATCGAGCCGTCATGGAGCGACAGGCCGCGCAGGATGTTGTAGGTCTTCACGATAGGATTGCGTGTCGGCCCCCATGTCGTTGGATCGTCCCAGCGGTGCAGGCCTGTGCCGCCGACCGTGCTATCGAGGCGGGGATCGTAGAACGGGATGCCGTTCTCCTCATAGCGCTGCTCCGGCGCTCCATTGGGCCAGACCTTGGAGCTCACTTCCATCGTCAGGATCGCGTAGGGGATGCCGTGCCCGATATGTGCCTCTGTCCAGGGCGTCTCGGGGTCCTCGGCATATTTGGCGACGAGTGTCGGATCTGCGCCGGTCTGGGTGCCGTCGTAGACCTTGATCCATGCATAATCGACGCCAAGGTCGCGCTTGGCGAGGACTGGAAAGCCGTAGTCGGGATGTTCCTCTGTCCCCAACTCGGAATAGACGCCGTCCACCATCAAGCGGCTGAAGGTGGCCCCGGGCAGGCCGCCCAGCTCGATGACGGTCTGGTAGTATTTGTTATTGGGGCCGTGGCTGTTGTGATAGATCAGATGCCCTTTGGTGGCGTAGAGGCCGACGATTGTGGTCTCGCTCTCCAGCTCGCCGCGCGTGGTCGCGGTCACCTGCAGCCCGAAGGCGGTGTTGCGCCCGCGCCGGGCTCGGCGCTGTTGCAACAGGCTTAGCCCGACCGATGCGAATAGCCGCAGGGCAAAGAGCGCGACGGCTTTGACCGTGATCCCGGCAAAGATGGCGGCGGCGGCGGCGGCCAGCGGCCCGGCCGAAGCGGGTGCCGTCGAGGCGAGCACGAGTGCCGCTATCCAAGCAAACAGTCTCATGGCCGATAAATCCGGATGGCGCGATTTAGTGGGGCAGCGCCAAGGCCGCGACCGGGACGCAGTGCGTGAATATGACCGCCACCGATGATGCCCATGACCTCCTCGCCTGCCTCGATCAGCACGGCCACGTCGCCGGTCTGCGCCTGCATCCAGCCTGCGCCCGGCAACAGGATCGGTGCCAGAACCTCGGCGGGCGACGCGAACCCGTCGGCGGCTAGAAGCGTGCGACCCTCCTCAATGCTGCGATAGCGCCCGCGCCACCGTGCGGCCGGATCCTGCCCGGTCAGCACGGCGATCCAGTCGGCCGCGAACATTGCGCAGTCGGACAGGCTCGGCCGGAATGCTACCGCGCGCCGGGCGTCGAGGAATTGCCGCAGAAGATGCACGCGTCCCGTCATCGCCGGTTGTCTCCGTCCACGTTCAAGGGCGGTGGCGCTGGCGGGATCTCGGTCACGACCGTTTCCTGACCCCATGGGATCGGGCGGTCGGCGATGCTGGCGGCATATTCGCGGAACCTGTCGGCCGGGTCGCGCAACCGTTGTGCCGCGTCAGATTTGAAGAGAGGCTGGCGAAACGTAAGCCGCCGCGCGGCCGAGGAAATCACCAGCTCCGTGCGCGACTGATCGCCGAGCTTGCCCAGCGTCTCCGGTGCCGTCTCTAACCATCCCTTGATGACGCGCTGTGGCGTGCCCAACGGCGCGCCGGTGTAGATATCCATCGGCTGTGACCAGACCCGCACCCGCGCCTGTGAGGCCTGATAGACCTGCAAGGCGAGCTTTGCGGCATCCGTCATTGGCGGCAGGATGACCCGGTTGCGGCGTACCTCAAGGCCAATCCCGGCGCGGATCGGCGGCACCTCGATCACATTGCCCGCGCCCAGAAAGAGATGGGTTTCGCCGTCGACGCTAAAGGTCTGGTGATCGTCCCCTGTCCAGAGCCCCATCTGGACGATCTCGCCCGTGACCCGGTCGCGTGGCTCGATCAACACGAGGATATGCGCATCCGTGCCGCTGCGCTCGGCCAACTGATCTGTCTGCGCGAGATCAAAGCTCATACGCCGCCCCCCAGCGTCTGTTGCCAGGTGAAGCTGCCGCCCTCGGTGCGGCGCGAGCGCCCCGGTCCCGGTTTGAAGCTGAGTAGTTTTGCCCGCGCCTGCGGGCGATCAACGACCACTGAGGCCCCGACCACGACGCCGGGTCGCAGGAAGGGGGACACCTCGAACCGGGCAGTCGCCCCGGTGCTATCCGCCGTGACGGTCGCATTGAGAATGCGGTGGACGTTATATCGGACGGGGCTCGTCAGATACTGAAACCCGATTTTCTGCCCGCGCCGCAGGGTGAAGTTCGGCGGCAGGCCTTGCAGGCTCAGTTCGCGGTTGCCGGGCACGAGGCTCTTGATCGTGACCGGTTGCGCGGCCCAGTTGATGCCTGCCGGATAGGCGGGGTCTTGGGGCGCGAATTGACGGCGGTCATAGATCATAAAGGACGCCCCCGGCTCGAGCAGGTGCTCGATCAGCGCGTCTTGCGCCGCGATCACGTCGGGCTCCGACTTGCCCAGAACGACCTCGCCCTGCCAGAGCCGTGCCCCTCGCCGATGGGTGATGACCTCGCCCCCGGCCGTGACAGAGCTTGTGCTGTCGCCCGGCAGATAAAAGGTGGCCTCTTCGATCCCCAAGAGGTCGAAAAATCCAGACGTCGGAATGGGCCAAACCTGGACCGCCATTATCCCCTCCCCAGCGGGTCGCGCCGGATCGTCTCGACCCGGAGCGGCAGCTGCTCGTTTGAAAAGTTGTCGACTACGTCCACGGCCACGTCCCGCGCGCGGTCCTCGACGACGACACGGAACAGGTCCGACGGCTCGATCCGCAGGCGTGTCATGCCCTCCGCCGAAGCGCCCGCGCCGCCACCTCTTGCCGGCGCTGCGCCCGCAGCCTGCACAGGCAGGGGCAGGCCGCCCCCGGCAAAGCCCGGAATGATCGCGCCTGCGTTCATGGCCTCGAGCACCGCGCGGTTGCGCGCTGTGGCCTCGGCCGTCATGATGAATTCCCCGGCACTCACCATCGCGCGAATACGGTCGCCCCGGCCCGTGCCTGCGCCCAAGAGGAGGCCGGGACGGGTGACAAGAGGATCGCCGCCGCTGGCAAAGCCGGGCAGGCCGCCATTGGCGAAGGAGAGCAGCGAGCCTCCCGAGAAAAGGTCAAAGAGATCGCCAAGCCCGCCGCCGCCGAAGATCCCGCTCAGGAGACCGCCGCCGCCGCTGCCCCCAAAGAGACCGGACAGCGGGCCAGAGCCGAGGATGAGCGCTTCCTTGGCCGCGCGGATGATCATGTCGCCGATCCCCTCCCAGACGTCCCGGAGGCTTTCGGCCTCGAGCAGCACGTCGTCGACGGCGTTGCCGAATTCCTCCTTGCGCTCCATGGCGACGCGCTCGTTTTCATGGGCCTCGACGAGAGCCTCGATCTCCGCACGTTGCTTTGGCGTCGCGGCGGTCAGGCGTTCACGCAAGCGGATCATCTCGCGCTGCACCGGATCGCTTTCGCGCAGGGCCTCTATCTCGCGCTGTTTGGATGCGATCAGCCGGTCAAGGGCCTGCTGTTCGCGCAGGGTCTCGTTGGTCGATGTGCCCCGCGCGCCGCTGCCGGACCGCGTGGGTCGGGCCTGCTCGTTGAGGCGCGCAATTTCGCGGGCCTGCTCGATGGCGGCTTGCCGTTGGCTGTTGAGAAAGGCTTCCTCCCCGGCGTTCGCAAAGCCGTCGCGGCGAAGTGGTTGTGTGTCTCTGTCAAAACGTGCACCGGCCAAGGCCCCCGCACGTCCAACAGGGTCGTCGCGGAACTCGGCACGGATACGCGCGGTCTCAAGCTGGGCCTGCCCTTGAGATTGCAGGTCGAACATTGCGTCGACAGCGCCGCGCACCTCGGCCGAGAGGCGGGCTGCCTCATTTGCGGCGGCGTTCAACGCGCCGGAAACATCTACCGTCGACAGATCAAATGCAGCTTCAGCCGCCTCGCGCAGTGCCTCCTTGGTTGCCTCGCTTGCGTCCGAAGCCGCGATCTCCTCCAGCTTGGCGTTGAGGGCGAACTGCGCGCGTAGGCGCGAGACTTCGACGCTGTCCGCGCCGGTCCGGGCGATAGCCTCCGCGACCGCATTCTGCTCGGTCAGCGTCAAAAGCATGGCCTGCGCCGCCGCCTCGGCCTTCAGCTGCTCGCCGGTGCTTTTGGTCACCAGGTCGAGGAAGGTCAGCATTTCCTCGGACTGGCGGTTGTCCTCAGGGTTTTGCGATTGAAGCTCGGCGACTTCGGCCAAGCGGATACGCATCTGGTCAAGTGTCAGAAGTCGGGCTTCTTCTGCCTCGGATATTGTCCCCACCGCTTCGGCGGCGGCGGTGTAGCTTAGAATGAGCGCCTCAATGGCGCCTTGCTGCTGTTCAATTGTCCCGCCAGCGGCGTCCTGCAGCGCGATCAGGTCCTCTGCGACGGCTTCCGCAAGCCTGCGTTGTTCGTCAAATACGCTTCGGTCTCGGATAATGCCGCCGAAGTCGAATTCGTCTTCGATGGCACGGCGGTTAAATCCGACGCCACGCGAGGGGTTTATGCCCGTCTCGCCGACAAACGAGCCGATATTTGACGCCGCCTCGCGCTGTGCCGCGCGCTTTTCTGCCTCGACGATGCGGTCGAGAATGTCCTGCGCGCGGTCAACGAAGCCTTCACCAAACCGGTCGGCCAGCTCCAGCCGGGTGGCAGAGGCCTCGGCGATCTTGTCCTTCAGGCTGTCGATGCGGGTCTCGAGCGCTTCAACGCTGTCCGCGAAGCTCTCGGCCTCTTCTGACGATGACATGAACCAGTTGACCACGGTAGCCGTCGCCGCGAGCGCGCCGATGGTGATCAGATTAATGGGGCTCAGCATCGCAAGAACCGCGCCGCCCAAAGCCCGGAACGCGCCTGCAGCCCCGAGCGGGCCTATGACTTGAGTGATCTGCGTGCCCTGCTGGATAGCCAGTGTCAGCGGGTTCTGCCCCGCTGCCAGCATGACGAAGACGTCATTGCCCTGCGCCACCAGGTTGCCCATCGAGCCTGCGGCAAGGCGATTGGCCGAGGCCATTTTCTGAGTTGCAGCAGTGTTGACATTCGCAGCGGAACTGGCAGCGGTCAGGCCCGTTGCCGAGGTCCGCGCGGCGGTCTCGAGTTGTTTCACACCGCGCGCTGCATTGGCCCCTTGGGTGCCCACGCCGCGAATGTCTTGGGCGGCCCCTTTGGCGGCGGTGCCGGTTGCCTGCAGCTCCGCCTTCGCCTGGTCGGCGTCCATGAGGATTTCGGCCCGTGCGACCAATGTCATGTCAGCTCTCCCGCATCGCGGCCACGGCCGCGCTTTCGATCACCTGTACCTCGGCCCAAAGTTGGGGCGTGATCCGTATCCCGCTCATGCGCAGGCCCGCCCGTGCAGCGGTGTAGTCGAGGCCCACGACCCGGAAACCGGCCAGCCCGGCCGAGACAGTGCGCCATTGATTGCAGACCGCGAGGAAGGCCCGAACGACCGGGACGTTTTGCGGCCAGATGCCAGTGCCAGTGCCAGAGCCGGACGGATCGCGAGTGAGCTGGCCCGGGTCGATCCCCCAGAACGCCGCCTCGTCATCATGGTCGCTGCCCTGGTCATCAGCGATCAGGTCGCCGCGCGCCCATGCCCGCCCGGCCCATTTCAGTTTTTTACCCGCTTCCCCATGAGCGCCGCGTGATAGGCATTGACCAGGGCGACGCGGACATAGGCCAGACCGATCAGCCGGTCGCGCAGGCTGTGGCTGTAGGGCAGCGTCTTGCCCTTCTCGTCTTCGACGTCGTCAAAGCCCACCACGGCCGCCGCTAGAAATTCCCGCTCACCGCGTGTGGTGCGCATGTCGAAAGCCTCGATTTCATCGTCGGGCAGCACGCGGAACGTGACTTGCAGGTCCTGCAAGTCATGGCCCCCGTCGGTGGGCACCTTGATCTCGACGCGGTGGGTAAAGGCCGGGGTCGGGTCGATCTTGAACATGGGGTAAACTCTCTTTCAAAGTGGCGTTGAAGGGCGCGTTAAAGCCCCTCAGGTGAGCGTCATCGTCCACTGGTCGGCAGCGGTAGCGGTGGTGGGCAGCGGCACAAGGCGCAGCGGCCACTCCTTGCGACCCTGACCGTCCTCAAGCCCTTCAGGACGCTGCATCTGCGCATTCGGGGCGGCGATATTGACGATGTTGCCTGCCGTCTTGCCGTGCTCGATCTCGAGCGCGACCTTGGCTTTGGTGGCGGCCATGGTGAACGGGTTGAACGTGGCCAGCGCCACGGCACGCACCCGCGCCTCGACGGTGTTCTCATGCCCGTCGAGTAGCACTTCCTCCTCACCGATCAGGAATTGCGCCTCGACGCGATTGGCGAGGGTGAGCTTGAAGCTCCGCATCACAAGCGACGTCTCATCAATCGTGAAGGTGGGCGTGTTGGCATCCGAGGCCGCGAGCGGATCGGGAATGCCGGTGAAATCTGGGGTCGGGATCGCCACGTCGGCCGGGGCCACGTAGAGGGCGGTGAACTCGAACTCGATATAGGGAATGCCCGAGGCCGAGACGTCAAAGGCGGCGGTCCCGCGCACCCCCACCATGGCGTAGAGCGTGCCGCCGATATTGAGGTGCAGCGTGACGCTCTCAAGGTTCGAGTAAACCCGATTGTAGACCACAGACGTCGCCGCCGTCACGGTCTCGGCACAGCCACAGGCCCGCAGGAGGCGGCCCCAGCGGGGCGCGGTTCCGGCGGTGCCGGAGCCTGCCAGTTCGACCTTGAACGAGATGGTGCGGTGCAGATCGACCGGGATCGTGCCGGTGGGCCCGCCGTGCGGCGTGTCGAGATTGCGGTCGAGATCCTGACCCTGCATCGGCGACAGGCGCACATCGGTCGCGAGGATTGCGTCGCCGCCAGTAGGGGTGGCGTCCGTTCCATAGGTGGTTTCCAGCTTCGCGAGCAGGACTTTGCGTCTCCAGAGCAGGCTCATTTGTCGGCATCCTTCTTGTCAGATTTGGGCGCGGACGTGGGCTTGGGGCTGGCCCCGGCAGGTTTCAGCGCGCCCTTGTCGTCGCGGGTGTAGGATCCGCCGGAGGTGGGAAGTTTGGTCATGAGATGATCCTCAGTTGATCGTCGATGGAGAAATCGAGTTGATAGGCGAGGCGACCGGCCCCGCTCTCGATGAGCTGGCCACGCTCAAAACGGTGCACGCCGACCTCGTCACCCGGTGCCCAGCCCGCCAAGGCGCGGATCACGCGCATCAGGAACTGGTCGATCTTGTCGAGGGCGGTGGCCCCCGTGCGGTCAAAGGATTGCACGAAGATCACCACGCTCGTGCGATAGGTCAGCATCTGGCTGTAGACGCCCGCCGCGGCATCGGCGCGCCCGCCCTGCATGCCGGAGGGAAAGACGTAGGCCGCGACCGATTGCGCGGGCAGCTTCTTGGAGCGGATCAGATCGACAAAGGCGCGCCCGCCGTCGACACGACCGGCAAGCTCGGGCACCTCAGCCTCGATCCGGGTGATGACGTCGCCGATCATTTCAAAACCCTTTCAGGCTGTCGCGGCTGAAGGTGCCCTCCGGCGCGCTGATCTGCGGAAGCTGGGGGTTGCCCCGCACAGTGTCCCCGGGCGTCTCGTCGCCGAGCGAGGCCTCGCCCTTGCGCACCTGCCGCAGAAAACTGACGGCGTCCTCATAGCCTTCCTTGGCCCCGTCAAAGGCAGCGGCCCGCGCGCCGAGAAGCCGATACCAGGCAATCGCGGCGGCGTGCATGGTGAGCGCACGCGGTGGGTTGGACGTATCATAAAGCCCCGCGACATAGCTCTCGGCGACGGAGACGGCATCGTCGACGGCCACCTGCAGCGCCGCCGTGTCGATCACCCCGGGCATTGTGTCACGCGCAGTGACTTGGGCGAGAAACCCCTCGCCGTAGCGGTCGATCATGTCGCTGGGCAAAAGATAGGGCATGTCCGCCTCCGGGTCCGTTGTTTGGGTGCCGGTCTCTCCCGGCTGTCACGCCTGATCCTAGGCGGCGTCCCCTCGGGGGTATTCTCAGGTGGCCGCGTTGGCGGCGGCCTGCATCTCAGCCCAGACGGTATCCCGCGCGGCTGCGGTGATCCGGTCGGCGATGCTGGGGGCTGCGTCCTGCAACGCCTTGACCTTAGGCTTGCCGCTCTTGTCGAAGGCGTCGCCGGGCAGGTCGTTGATGGCATTGGTCAAGGCCGCGCGCAGTGCGTCGTCCATCTCGAGTGGGGTCACGGTTCCCGCCTCGTCTCCGGCCTTTTCGATTGCGCCCAGGGCGAGGAGGCGCGCAACCTGCGCCTCGGTGCCGATATCCTTGGCGTTTACCTGGTCGCCGATCTCCAGCCGTTTGGCCGCGATCACAGTGCGTTTGATGCGATAGCTCATGCTGCGTCCTCGATCAGATAGCCGGTGGCGGGGGCCGCGATGACTTCGCGGAGCTGCTCGCCCACGCGCAGCGTGGTGGCCCCTTTTAGACCGACCTTGGGGTCGAAGAAGCGCCCCGAGACGCGGCCATCGAACTGTGCGGTCCAGCCCCATGCGGGGGCGGTGCCGTCGGGGCCTGCCTGCATGTTGCGGTGGATCAGGGCGATATTGCCGCCCCAGACCTTCTCAAAAGCGGCCGTTTGCCCTTTGCGGGCTGAGTTGATGTAGCTGTCGCCCACGAGGATTTCCGACAGCTCGAACAGCTCTGCCACCGCCTCGCGGCTGGCGCGGCCCTTGTCGCCCGACGTGCGGTTGATGGCCTTCAGGATATCGGGATGGGTTGAGAGCGCCGTCCAGGCCTTGCGGCCCATTGCGGCCACGTTCGGGCGCATGATGAAGGTGGCGTCGAGGGCAGCAGAGATCACGCCGATAGGGTCGGAGGCGGGATCGCTGAACTGGCCCGCGCCCGACAGCACCACTTTCTTGTCGGCGTCATAGTTTGCGGCGTCCTGCACCATGGCCGCGACGCGCTTTTCGCGGTCGAGCTGGATCAGATGCGTGACGCCTTCGACCGCGCGGGCCTCGGGATCGAAGGCCGAGTTGCCAGCGGCGCGCAGGCTGCGGGCAGTATCGATGTCGCGCTGCGGCACCACGTCGTCGAGACCGTAGTCCTTGACCGAGGAGGTGCGCTCTTCGCCGGTGAACTCGACCTGTTGGACCAGACCTTTGCGGCCCACTTCCGTGTCAGGCACCGTGAACATCTGTTCAGGCGGGAAATAGGTCCATTTGAAATCCGTGCCCATGACCGGAACGCGGGGCATCACCTGGTCAGCAATGAACGAGATATCGGGGTTGCGGTAGTTGACGGCGATGGCGGTCAGGACCGGATCGACGACGAAGGGGGTGGGTGTGCTCATTGATCAGCGCTCCTTGAGGATCAGGTGACGGAGTGGCGGGCAATCGCCACATCGATGATGTCGCCAGCGACACCGGCCTGCAGCGCGTAGCCGACGGCGACGTTTCCGGCCCCGGCGGCGGCTGCGACGCCCAAACCTGCGGCATTTGACGTGACAGGGGCACCTGCAGCGACCGTGCCTGCAAGCTCAAGCTCGGCGGAGCCGGACATGATCACGTCCTGAAGATCGCCAAGTTTCGCGTCGAGCTGGTCCGAGATGCCAATCGCGAGATTGGTCGCGGAGGCGGCCACAAGGACGCCGCCAGCCGCGCCGAATTTGACGATCCGGCGACCGGGCACTGCCGCCTCGGCGGCGTAGGATTTGATGAACAGTCCGGGATTAGCCATTGTCGCTCTCCATGGTTGCCTCGATGTGGCGTGCGGCCTCGGCGAAGCTCAGCGTGCGGCCCTCCGCCTCGGCGTCCTTGATCAGACGCTTGGCGGCGGCGGTGATATCGTCCGACCCCTTGACCTGCGGCGTGGCATCACCGCTCGCCCGCTCGCCGAATTCGATCAGCGGCTTGGTCTGTTTGGAGAGCAGGTCGCGGAACCAGTCGCGCGGGCTGGCGCTCTTGCCTTCGGCAAAGGCCACCTCGTCTTGCGCATCGAGGCTTTCCATAAACGCGGCCATTTCGTCCTTGAGGCCCGGCGCGATGCGCCCGTCCTTGGCAAGGGCGTCGAGGAGGGCGGCATCTTCGGCGCGGCGGGTCGTGCTCTGCGCCTCGGCGAAAGCCGCCTCTTTCGCGGCGATCTCGGCCTCGCGCGCGTCGAGCGCGGCTTGGCGGTCTTCGGGGGTTGGCGTGTCCTTGCCGGACATATCGGTCTCTCCTTCTTGGGTTTCTGCAAAGGGGGCTTGTCCGTCCTCGGGCACGTCGATGGCGTGGCGGAGCGCGTCTTGGCCTGCGGGCGTGCGTGCCCAGGACAGGACGGCGGAAACCGCGCCTTTCAGGGCGTCCGCGAAACTGGCGGCAGGCGCGTCGGCCTCCGCCTCTGAGAAGGCGATCTCTAGGGTCACGGCCTCGGCGTCCTCGGCGAACTCGGCGGCCTTCAGCCCTTTCACGGCGGGGGGCTGGGCACCCAGAAAGCCCACATGCTTAAGGTAGTAGGTGCCGGGGCTCGGGTTTGCTGCGGCTTTGGGGGGATAGAAGCAGGCGCTAATGCGCTTGAAGCGGCCCGCGCGCACCATCTCGGCGAAGGCGGGTTCGACCTGGTCAGGCTCGGCAAAGAGCTCCGAGCCGTCGGCGCGCAGGCTCTTGACCCAGCCATAGGCCGGGGCATCGGTGCGGGGATGGCCCACGACGATGGGGGCCTCATGGAGGGCGGGATCATAGGCGGCGGCGATGCCCTCAACCTCGGCCTCGGAAAAGTCGAGGCTCTGCCCGGATTGGGCGGTGTGGCGGCCAGCGCGGAAGATGTGAAGCGGTTTTGTCATGACCCGACATTAAGCCGGGGCGACGGGCCAGATCAGATGAAGGACTTCAGGGGAAAGCGGTCCTGGTGCAGAGGCCGCCTTGGATCAGAGTAGCGCCCGAGGGGTGGGCGCGGCAAGCCCGGAATGCACAAGGCCACTGAACGCCCCACTGAGTGCGCTCATACCTCTGGCGGGGGTTGGGTCGCAAAATCCCCGAGGGGGGTATTAAAGGGGTATTTAATGAGGCGCTCAGAGGCCATTGCGGGACAAAGGCCGGGTTGCAGGCCCCGCTCTCAGAGAAATTTGGCCCTGTTAGCCCTGAAGCGGGGTGCAAATCACTGTCCGGCGGCACTGTCCAAATACTCTTCGATGGTGGCGACGATGGAGTCGGCGTCCTCATCGCCGACCCCGAGATAGGGACGTGCGGGAATGTCTCCCCACGGGATCGATATCATGAATTCGCGCCCATTCTTGTCCCGCCCGGCGCGCGCGCCGAACGCCCCGGCCTCGGCTCCGAACTGCATCACGGCGGCCTGAATGACGTTCGAACCCCATGCGACCCGGTCCGCCGATGGCTCGGCATTGATTGTGGTCGACAGGATGCGCGAGGGGCCGATCAGGGGCCGGGTGGGCTGGCCGTCGCCCCGCCGCCGGTACGCCTCGAGCGTGGCCGGGCTCTTGGGTGCCCAAGGATTGCCATCCGGATCGGTGCCGTCTTTGAAGTTCTCCCGCGTGCTATTGACCATCAGTTCGCCGATATCCTGCATCAAAGGGGTCATGTCGGTGAGGGCAGCGGACACGCGGGCGAGCGCTTGGGTGATTTCCTCTTCATTGATTTCGACGGTGATCATGGCTATTCTCCTTTCTGTCGGCTGTGCATCCACCCACCGCATTCAGGTTGCGGGAACGCGTCTGGGCGTACGGGAGGGGTCAGCCGATATTTTCCACCCAATAGGTCAAGAGTACGAGCCGCTGGCGTCGCGGTCGCGCGACGAAATGCGCGACATAGCGCCGTGCGCCGATAGTCTTAGTCAGACGCAAGACCCGAGACTGCACGCTACGGGCATCCGTCCATTCAAAGCTGTCTGGGCGCTGGAATATCTCGGGCAACCGTCCCAAGTCTTCCGGGGTGACCGCTATCTGCCCACGGGAGGCCTCGCGCTCTGGGTTCCCGTGGCGTGCAAAAATATGACGGATGGAATCCGCGTCAACGGCCACGTCGTAGCGGTCTAGATCGCGCCGCGCACCCTCGCGGTTGAGCCGGGCCTGAGTGGTAGTCATCAACCCGAGGGACTGGATCGGCTCCCGCTCGGAAATGGTCTTCCGTGCGGCTTGGGTGTTCGCGGTCTCGACGCGCGCTGCGTAGCGCCGGATATTGTCAGCCAATGACGGCAGGCCTCGGTATCCTTCGACCAGAAGATCGCGGGTCCGGTCCGGGAGGCTGGCCATGTAGGCCACCGCGAGGTTATACCGCCAATCGACGACCTTGGCCGCCATCGTGCGAATTTCGTCCACGGTGCTGGCCCCGGGCGTGTAATCCCAGCCCTTGTCGATCCCTTTCGGCGCGCCGGTGCGCGGATCCCGGGATTGCCAGTCGTCGGGCAGGCGCTTGTCCGGGTCGCCGCCGCGACGACGTGCGCCGTCCTCAGAGCGCGCGCCGATCACGTAGCAGCTGCAGCCCCAGCCGTTGGGCGGGCCATGCGTGATCCAGAACGGGTGATCAGGTGGCAAGACCAGCCCGTCCCAGCCAAGATGGATCAGGCGCGGCTCAGTTGAGCCGCCGTGCTGGTAGACCCAGAACGCAAAATTGCCCTCGATGAGCTGCGCCATCCGCCCGGCCGCGTAGCTGGTCGCGATGTTGGTGCGGTAGATCACCCGCGTGCGCCATGCCTCGCCGCGCGTGCTGCCTTCGCCGGTCCAGCCGTGCCAGCCGCGTCGGGTGACGGTGGCGCGAAAATCGCGGCGGAACTCTTCCAGAGACGTGCCCTGCGAGATGGCCTTATCAACAGAGGCCGCCAGATCCGCCAAGAGGTCGGCCTTCTGTGCCCCTGCCACCATGAAAGCCCGGTCGTGCTGGGCGAGGGTGATGTCATCCCACCGCGCCGTCGGCACGAGATCGCCCAGGCGCAGGCGAAAGGCGGCGATCTGCTCGCGGAAGGGACGGCGAAACGTCGCGCCGAGATCAGCCACTATCTTCCTCCAACGCGGCGCGGCCTCCGGCATGCGCCGCCGTGAGGGCCGACGCGATCACGTCGCGGAGTGCTGCATCGTCCAGGTCCGGAAACCCGGCCAGCAGCCGCTCGCGGAACTCCGCAAGGCTGGTCGACGTCTCCAGCATCGCCTCGATTTGTTCGAGCATCGCCAGCATCGGCACCGACGCCTCGTTCGCCAACCGGTCTGCCAGATCGCCCACAGGGCCGTCGAGCGCGCCGTCATGTTCGGCGAAACCGGCCTCGGGCGTGTCCTCGTCTGGCGGTGTGTTCTCCGGGGGCGTGGCGCGCTCATAGCCGTCGCCGTAGATTTCCTTGACGCGGTCTTCGGTCATCTGCCAGCCGATCCGATGCAGCTTTTCATCGCGGTCGACGGCGGCGGTTGTATCCTCCGGGTCCTCCATCTTGCGCCACACCCTTGGCGGCGCGACACCGGGGAAGTTGAAACCGCAAAGCCGCGCCACCGGCCCTTCGTTGAAGGATTGGCACACGAGATCCGCGTCGGATTTCTTGACGGCGTCGCCCACGTCGTCATGCACCTCGGCTTGCGACCGACTGGAGCCATTGTCGGTGGTCATGGTCTGGGACAGCACGATCTTCGAGATGGCGGCATCCATCGTGTCGTGCAGTTTCTGGTAATCCAGCGAACTTGCCCCCGAGGGCGCTGACAAAAGCTCAATATCCATGCCCTCGGGAATGATGATCCCGGCCTCTGAGCGTATGGCCATGACGGCCTCTAGCAGTTTCTTTTGCTCGGCCTCAGTGGCTTGCGACGGGTATTTGCCGCGTGCGGTCGGCATGCCGAATTTGTCGAGGGCGATCAGCCAGAGCTTCAGCCCGTTGCGTTTGAACCAGACCGGCCAGTAGAGCCAATGCGCGAGGCCTAAGCCGTAAGGTTCGTCGTCGTGATCCGCGCCGGTCGAGAAGACCCAGAACTTCTCGGGTGGCATTTCCTCGCCTGTGAGCATGTTGGACATGGTCAGCAGGCGCAGGCCGCACTCCTCATCAAAGCGAAACCGCACCCGGTCGCGCACGCGGATTTCCTCCCAGCCCCAAAGCTGCCCGTCGCGGCGAAACATCTGTTCGGCGACGGAATAGCCATAGAAGAGGCCCCAGAGCATCTTCTCGGTCAGGCGGTCGAATTTCATGGCCGAAAGCTCGTCGCGCAGCCAGTCGGCCGCGCGTTTGCCCGCCGCCGTTTCCTCGCCCGGCACCACTTCCCATTCCCGGCTGGTCACGGCCGAGATGCGCTGCGTCATCACTGATTTGACCTGCGGGTCGGTCAGGATCGGCTTGTAGATGTCGAAACTGCCGCCGCCGCGCGTGCGCAGGATCGGGTCCGTCGGCTCCAGCAGCGGGCCGATCCATGGTCGGGTGATGTCGCGCCCGTGCTGGATGCCCGACAGCTCCATCGGGTTGCGCAGCCGAACCGAGCGCAGCCGCATTGTGCCGGTTTTTCTAGCCATCCGAGAACCCTCCAAAATCCAAGCCCCCGCCGCCTCTGGCAAAGCCCATGCGCCGTCCGCCCATCGGGCTGATAAAGTCTTCGGCCGTCAGGGCGGTGCGCCGTCCGGTCGATTGAAACTCCATCGGCACCACGTCCTGATTGCTCGCATACCAGGCGAGCGCGCCTGCGATGGCGCTGTCGCCGTGCCGGTCGAGCCCGTCCGATCCTTTGAAGCGGAAATTCTCAGGCACGCGGATGATGCCGTTGGTGTATTGCAGCGCCTGATGGTCGCGCAGCACGTCCTCATGCGCGGGCAGAACGATGGTGCGATCCGAGAAGGCCTCGATATAAGGCGGCATCTCGAGCTCGTACCATTGCCGCGTGAAGGCCACCTCGACGATCCGCGCGCCGTAGCGTTGGGCCGCGACCTCGGCGAGATAGGCCCCGTTGCCGGTGCGGTCCATCGCGCCTTTTTGGAAATTGGGCAGCCGGTCGAGCAACCAGAAGAGCACGTCGCGCTGCTGATCGAAGGGGATGTTGCGCAGCTCGACGATGAGCTTGGTGCGCCGGGTGAGATCGACGCCCTGCTCGAGAATGATGATGTCGGTCGCGTCACCCGAGCGCGCAAAGTCCTCGCCCATGAAATGCGGCCGGGTTCGATCGAGGGTTTCAAGCACGGGTTCAAGGTGGGTTTTGCACCAGGTAACGGCGGCGGCCTTGCGCACCGCCTCGTCGGCATTCTTGAAACTGTCGGGCTGCGTCCAGCGATGGAACGGGATGCCCTGCGCCATGCAGGCCTCGATCTGGACGCGCGTCAGTGCCGCGCCCTGCATCTCGGCGGGTTCGGCATCGAGTTCCTGACGCATGGCGGCTTCGCGCGCCCCGTAGGAGCGCCGGATCGTGCCCTCCCACTCCGCCTCGGCCTCCGCGCCCCACGCCTTGCCCTGCATCATGCAGACGCGTTTATAGAGCCCGTTGGCGACCGCATCGCCGAAGGTGTAGCGGTGGACCTTAAAGCCGTTCTTGCCCGAGCGCGCCTCGCGGATCAATTCGTTGAAGGCGTTGAGATAGCCGTTGTGGGTCGAGATGATCCGGACCTTGCCGCCCCAGATCAGCATGGCGTTCACCGCATCGATCACCTCGCGCACGTCCTTGTGGAAGGCCGCCTCGTCGATCACCACGGTACCCTGAAGGCCTCGGATATTGGCCGGGTTGGAACTCAGCGCCTCTACGCGGAACCCGGAGGCAAAGCGCACCCGGTAGGCGTTGATGAACTTAGTGGTGCCATCGGGCTGTTGATCCTCAAAAAGAAACTCCTCGATGGGGTGTGCTGCTCCGGCAATCACCCGCGCGAAATGCGCGACATAGCCGATGGCCTCGCGACCCTTGTCCTTGGTGTCGCCGATGTAAAAACAGTTCTGCCCGCCCGCACCACGCGCGGCGGCGGCAATGAGCGCGCAGCCCAGCATCTCGGCAAAGGTGATGCCGGTGCGTCGGCCCTTTTCGCAGACCTTGAGGTCGCTCTCATCCGCAAGCCAGCTGCGTTGATGGGCCATCAGAATGCCGTCGGCCAGCGGATCGAGGCTCTCGGGGATCTCCGAGCCGCGCGGCAGTTCTTCGGGCAGGGCGTCGGGGTCGCGGGTGAGGACCGGCTCTGTCACGCGCGCACCCCCAGAAACTCGCGACGCAGCTTGCCGATGACGTCGCTCGATAGTCCCAGCTCATCGCGGGCACTGTCCAATGCTTCGACGGCATTGGCGCGTTCCTCGGCCGCGATGCGGGCGCGTTCCTTGACCATCAGCTGCTCGCGGATGCCAGCGCTCGACATGATGTCCTTCATCATCTTGCCCAGAAAGTGCAGCTCGCGTGGGTCGATATCCTCGCCCTCCTTGCTCATCTGCGATTTCAGGACCTTGAAGGCCACGCTGGTCATCATCTGGAAGAGGACGCGGTGACGGTCGGCTTCCTCGGAGAGGTCATTGTCGGCCAGCCATTGTTGCGCCCAGGCTCCGGCCTCGTCCTGCAGCTTGACGAATTGCTCGTATTCCTGCCCATAGGCATGCAGCGCGCTCTTGCCGATGCGCAGCTCGAGCCCGTCTTCGGCGAGGCGAAAGTTCAACTCCTCGGCAAGTTCCTCATAGCCGTGAAACCCTTTCGCCTTCCACCAGTCGTGCAGCCACTGGCGAAGCTCGGCGGGGAGCAGCTCGACCTTGCGGGGTGGGGGCATGTCAGAGCCTCCGTGCGCTTGGGCGCTGGATCTCCGGATGCACCGCCTCGCCGCGCGCGACCTCGATGCCGCGCCGTGTGGCCTCGGCAATGACAAAGTCGCCATGATCGGCGACGGTGACCATGCCCACCTCCTGCAGCCATGCCAGTTCGGTGGTCACCTGGTCAAAGGTTGAACCCACGCCCACGCCATTGAGGACGTCGCGCAGGATCGAGGCATTGGCGGTGTAGCCCGAGACCTGTTCGAGATGCCGCAGGATTGCGAGGCGGCGGTGTTTGCGCAAGGTTGCCTGATAATCGCTCACGTCTTGCCTCCGTTTAGCAGGTGTTGTTCGTGCCGTGACACGATGGCCTCTAGCCGCGCGGTGATCATGGCGTTGCCCTCCATGACAGCCGCCATCTTCTCCATTGATCCGGTCTGTCTGACGAGTTCGAGCTGCAGCGAGTGCATGTCATCCTTGCCCGGCATGTTCTGGACCGACTGCTCAAGCCGCGAGATCCGCGCCTCGTGCCGGTCCATACGCTCGTGTCCCGCCTCCAGCCTTTGATCGAGGTCTTTGCGACGGGTGGCGATGAAGGTGTAGATGGCCACAATCACTGGTAAGATGACACCCGAGGCCTTCCAGAAGAGATCCCAGTCCATCATGCCGCGCGCTTCCAGTCATCAATCGCCAGATTGTCGCTTGTAGCGACAGCAGCCAGCGCTACCTCGGCGTCCGGTCCCGTATCGGCCGCGCCCGGGCTATCCGCCCGCAGCGCCCGCAACTGGGCGATGTTGCTTGCCACTTTGGGGGCCTGTGCGATGATCCGGACGGCCTCTTTCTGCATCGAGACGCCCCGAAACTTGTGCAGCTCGCGCGCGCCGAAGTAGAACGCGACAATGGCACCCATCAGCGCCCAGAGCGGTTCCGGGACCAGGGCGAGGCCCTGCATGCGCTCGGCAAACCAGATCGGGTCCGACATGGCCGACCAGAAGAGAAAGATGCAGCCAAAAGCCATGGCCGGGCGCGGCAGGCGGTTGAGCCCGTCGATCAGCGCTGACCACCAGTTGTTGCCATGGCCGAACTCCGCAGCCATCTGCGAAAGGGCAGCTTGCTGAAAGGACGCCTCGCGCGCATCCGCCGCCTCGGCATTGGGTCGAAAGACCTCCGCCGTCTCGGCAATGACATTGCGCCCGCCACCAAAGAGCGCGCCCAGTAATCGGATCAGCCCCATGATACCACCCTTTGTTTGAAATCTGCGTCGGACATGCGGTAGCGCGCTGCCATGAATTCCTCGGCGCGCCTGATCCAGCCGCCTTTGCCGCCTGCGCGGGCGCGCGCGAACTTGCGGCTTGCGGGCCGCGCATCGGCGAGGCGGAAATAGTAGTTGCGCCGGGCAATCGCGTAGGCGTCGGCGATATGGGCGGGGGCCGCGTCATGGGCGGCCTGCACCGCGCGCAGGGTCGCCGGTCCGATTGCGCCGTCGGCAGTGGCGGGAAAGCCCATCTCTGTCACAAGGAGCTGCAGGATTTTCACGGAATTGGACCCGGCGTTGACCTGCATGTCGAACACGCTCGCCTGCAGCGCCTCGGGCAGTTCCGCGATGCGTGGCCGCACGAAATAATGCTCGATGAAAATATCGACGGCGCGGGCGCGGGTCATAAGGCGAACATCGGCCACGTCCACGTCGCCATCCCGGTCGAGATCAAGACCGAGGCTGCGCATGGTGTGGATCGTGACGCCAAAATTGGTGGCCCCACCGGGATCGGCCGGGTCATTCACAAAGCCGCCCTCGCGGGCAACAATCTCTTCGGCAATGGTTCGGACTGTTTGCATGGGTGCCCCCCTTTCCCGTCAGGATAAAGGGGGCCGCAAAGCTTATTCAGATGAAGCCTTTCGCATGACCTTGAGGAGGGGTGGTTCTTCCTCCTCTGCCAGCTCCGCCTTGACCTGCAAGACGCGGCGGGCGGTGACGCCGAAACGGTTGGCCAGTTCATTAACCGGCGTATCCGGGGCCTCGCGCAGGGCTTGTTTGAGCCCCTCCCGGGCCTGAGCGCGGCCCGAGGGCACGTCCAGATATTCGCCAGCGTAGCGGGCGGAAATCCATCTGGCAATATCCCGACCCGCCAGCGTCACTAGGAGGCTGTCGGCAAGGCGGGTGCCAGGCACATAAAGCCGCATACCGCCTACGCGCGACAGGAACCGCTCGACCGGGGTGTCGCCCAGATCGGCGCGCATCTCGTCAATCCAAGAGGGTTCACGCTCCATGGGGGGCCTTCCTGCGCCGCCGCCCCGGGGGCTGGGTGTGCCGCCGGGTGATGGTCACGACGCAGCCGCCCTCGATCCTGTAGACGAACCCGCCGCTGATCACGCCGCAGGCTCCGGCCTCGAGACCTTGATCCACCACGCGCCCGATCTCGCGGCGCACCGCGTCGATATCCATGCCCTTGACCCGCTCGAGATAGCGGATCACGGCATGGTCAGAGGCGGGGTGGCGGGGCTTTTTCACCGGCGGTGATCCTCCCAGTCAAAGTCGATCTGGGCGCGCTCACCCCAAGACTTGAGCGCTTGGATCACGTCGTCGATCAGCTTCCACTCGCGCAGCATGTCGACGTCGGCCGGGACCGATCCCCAGACGCCTCCGAACCGAGCGCGGATGAACTTGTTGAGCCCGGCGCGGGAGGGGTCGCGCAACGCGCCCGACTGGCCGAGCTTGCGCCAGAGTACATGGATCATGCGCAGATCGGCGCGCGGTGCGGGCTTGTGGCGCGGGTTGTGGGGCTTGTCCTCGAACCCGGCCTGCTTCAGCCGGTTAACGATCAACCGCAGCTCGCCGTCGTTCATGTCGCGCAAGCTGACCTTGCCGGTGACGCTGACCTGCAAATCGCGGCGCGCGTCCTCGTCGAGCCCCAACTGGCGGCAAGCCGCGAAGATCAGTTGTTGCAGCGCGCGGTTCATTCCCTCAGACCTTCGCCAGATCGATGGTGATCGGCTCCCATGACGCATCATGTGCCGCCCTGTGCCAGCAGCGCACGTAGGTCTTTGAGCCGACGGTGCGCATCGCGTCGCGGATTGCGTCCTGCCCACGTTTCCAGCGTGCATCGGTGCTGTCACGGCGCAGGAGCATGAAGATCAGAGCGCGGTTGATCTGGCCCTGCTTGTCAGTGTTGAAGGCATCGGTCACAAGGCCACGCAACTCGGCGCGCGCCTCTGCGGACCACTCGTTCAGACACTCGTCGAAGAGCTGCTTTGCCGTCTGCAATTCGGGGCCAAAATCAATCCGGTCGGACACGCGCACCTCGACCTTGTAGAGCTGGTCGATGCTCATCAGCGTCTTGTTGCCCTTCTTGCCGCCAATCCTTGCGTCGTATTCTTGAGCAAGGATCGCCTCGAAGGCGCTGATGTCGTCGAAAGTGTGTGCCTTAAAGCGCTTGACCTGTTCGGACAGCGGCAGGCCGTAGCTGACGATCTTGCGCACGGTTTCATCCTCGAGCAGATGCTGCGGCTTGACCGTTTCCAGAGGCTGCCAGCCGCCCCGGCCGTCGCCCATATAGATATTGCCGTCGATCTCGCGGCGTCCGTCCGGGATGTGATGAGGGGTGAATTCAGACATTTTACTCTCCTGTTGAAGGGGGTGTTGAAAGCAGGCGCGGACCCACGCCATGCAGTGCGCAGACGGCGGCCATGGCGGCGATCTCGTCCATCGAGCAGAGTGTGCTGCCGCGCGGACCAAGGAGGTCCACCTTGGCCACGCCCGAGGCCGCGAGGCGCAGCATCTCATCGGGGCTCCAGCGGTTGAGTTCGGGGGCGTTCATGCGTCGGTCTCCTTGTCGTCAAGAATGGCGTCGATCAGATTGTCGCGGATCACGACCTCGAGAATGCGGACGGCGAGCGCCTTGGTCTGCACGCCCCGCGCGAGGGCATGCGGCTCGAGCGCGCCACGGACTTCGGCGTTGAGCCGGGTCAGCTGCGCGCCTTGACGCCCGCAGGGTTTGCCCAGCCGGACCGGCGGGAACGGGGCCCCGTGGCGGCGCAGGTAATGCAGCACGCTGTGGACGCGGGACGTCGTGACACTGAGGCGGCGCGCGATCTCGCGGGCGGGCACCGCCTCTGCGGCGAGCGCCGACACGGGCGTATCGAGGCTGTCATCACGCCGCGTCATCGTCGGCCCCCTTATGGACCGGGCAACGGTTGCAGGCGCGGTACATCGTGACGGTAAGCGAATTCACATTCTCGAACTGCGCCGCCTTGGATCGCCACTTGCGACAGACCTGTTTGCCGATCTCGCCCAAGGCGGGGCAGTCGACCACCGCGCGCATGAAATGGCCGCGCACGACGTCCTCGACGATGCTGGTGTCAGCCGGATAGCGGTTGCGCAGGATGTTCGACACAAGGGTCGCGCTGCGCTCCATCTTGACCGCGACCTTGTTCTGGCTGGTCTCGTCGCAGGCGCGCGCCAAGGCGGCCACCCAATCGGGCAAATCCTCGCCCCAGAATTCCCGGGCCGTGTCGAGCGCGCTCATGCTGCACCACCTTTCGCGGGGGCAAATTCGCCGGTGTTGGGATCGAGAATGCCAGCCAGACGCACGGGTTTGGGCGCGCGCGGGCCGGTATCCTCGACCAAGCGATAGAGCGCTTCGCGGCGACCGGGAATGGCCATTTCGACCACGCGCAGATGTTCGGAGGCGAGAAGCTGGCGGCAATAGGCGCGCGCCTTCTCGACGGTGACGGCGACGCCGCCCGCGTTGGCATGGGCTGCGATATCGACGGGGCTGAAACTATGCCGCAGCGTGCGCATGGCGCGCCACATATTGCCCTCGGGTGTTGCCTCGCCAGAGACCGGCTGCGGGCCGGGCAGGGGGCGGTCTGTGGGGGCATACCAGCGTTTGCCATTGCGGGTGACGCGGCTCACGCGGATCTTGCCCGCGTCCCGCCAGTGGCGCAGGTAGCGCACGGCAGTCTCGCGGCTGCAGCCGAGCCGGGACACGGCCTGCCAGTCAAACTCCTCAAGCTCGCGGACCTGCGTCCAAAGGCGATCAAAGAGGTCACTCATGCCCGGCCCGCCTTCTTCTCAGCCGCGAGCGGCACGATCTTTTCGGGGGCGAGTGGGGCGGCGAGGCGGAAATCATCGACACGGCGCACCGCAGGAGGTTGCCCGGTCTCGAAGGCCCGGTTGCCCCAAAGCTCGAGGTCGGCCAGACGCCGCCCCCGGCCCATGGCCAGTTCCTTGGCACGTGCCAGATTGATCGCCACCCGGCGGATCGAGCCGCCCGAGGCGTCGACGATGGCTCCGAGCAGGTCAGCGCCGACGTCGATACCAGCCGCGTAGATTGGCGCGAGCTTTTCTGCGTCCGGCAGGTTGCAGGCGAGGGCGGGTTCCCATGCGAGTTGGCGGTTGTGGATGTTCTCCCAGCGGGTCAGATCCTGCGGCAGCTTTTCTTCGCCGACCAGAATGACCGGGGCCTGACAGCTCTCGTAAATGTCGCGGGCCAGCTCGATCATCCGCTTGCGCAGGAGATATTGCGCGTCGTCGATGATGAGCGGGCGGTCATTGCGTGCAAGCTGTGCGCCGATTGCATCGACCATGGCGGCCACGCCGCGTTGCGATGGCAGGCCGATCTCGCGCAGGATCGCTTGCGCCAGATAGGTTGGTGTCCAGCAGTCTTTGACCTGGACAACATGGGCCTGATATTCATTGGCCGCGACTGTCACGGCGGTCGTCTTGCCCCAGCCGGATGGGCCATAGAACGTGGCCATGCCGGGCAGGCCAAAGGCGCGGGACTGGACGCGCTCAACGAGGCCGATCAGCGCTGCGACGTTTCGCAGGGGCGCAATGGAAGGGGTCATGCTGCTCTCCTTTTCTTGTTACTCTTGGGCACCGAAGCGGCGCTCCATGCGCAGCTGGGCGCGGTAGTCGGAACTCTGTTGGTAGTCGGCCAGCCAATCGGCCTGTGCCTGCGTGAGTGTCTCGCCTTCCGCCTGCGCGCTCTCAAGAGCGCGGGCACGCAGAAACAGGGCCTTGGGATCGTCTTCATCGACCTCAACGGGGCGTGCGCGATGCTCAGCTAGGCGCGTCACGCGGGCCTCAAGCGCTGCTTCGCGCTCTATCTCCTCGACGCTCTGCGCGCGCCGCCGTTTTGGGGCGGCCTTATGCGGTGTCACCAGCTGATGCACCTGCGCCTCGGGCAGGGGTTCGTCTGCCGCCAGCCCCGAGGCTGCGCGCACACGTGCGGCCACCTCTGCCGCCGTCAACTCGCGCGCGGCCTTGGCCTCGTCGCGCTGCGCACGCATCCACGTCTTGCGCTTTCGGTTGTGATCGCGTGCGGCCCCAACGTCGCGGAACTTGGCGTCCTTGAGACACTTGGCATGGCCGAGGTACCGGCCCGCCAGATCATAAACCTCGAGCCCGGCTGTCAAATCATCCGCGTCGAACCGCGCTACCACCTTTTCCCCTGCGATCCGGTACATCCACTCGGACCAGTATTCCGTGTCGTAGAGTTTCAGCGCGCCGTTGCTGGTCTTGGCCCGCACTCCCTCGGCCCGCAGGAGCCAGAGGCGCAGCTGCTCGTCGGTCGCGCGCTTGATCGTGGCGCGCGCATAGCCCTCGTTGAAGACCTCATTGAACGACCGTCCCATGGCAACTTCACTGCGCCGCCCGGGGCGGGCGTTGTGATGCGCAAGCTCTTCCTCCAACACGAGGCGGAACTCGTCGAGCGGGATGGCGCGGGAGCCGTAATCTTCAGGCTTTGCCGTTGGCTTGTTGCCCGTATAGGCCCCGTCAAAGGCGGGGTGTTTGGCCACCCGGTCGCAGAGGTCGCGAAAGGCGCGCTCGATAGGTTTGGATTGCCCGGAATAGGGCGTGGCCCAGTGGACATGCACGCCCAAGAGCGGGAGCAGCCCGGGAATATCCTCGTCCGTGACCTTGAACCGAAACCGGGTTGGCGTGCCGCCCGTCATCGCCTTGGCGGCAAATTCCCGGCCATTGTCGATCAGAACTGATTGCGGGATGCCATAGGTCCGGATCAGGTCACCGGTCACAAGCTGCACGGTGTGGCTGTTGGCCGTGTCCGACAGACGCCATGCCAAGAGCTTGCCGGAATAGACGTCCGACCAGACCATCATCTGCGGCCGCACAGGCGTGTCGATGCCGGGCCAGCGCACGAACACGTCGAACTTGTGGTAATCGCCCTGCACGCATTCGAGCGGGACCATGAAGGCCTTGCTGCGCACCTGCGCGGGATAGAGGCGGCGGAGTGCCTCCTCGCCCTTGCGCAGGTAGGTTTCTGTCGGTGCCGAGACGTTGGCCTTGATCCAGCGCCGCACCTGGTGAAGGGGAGGCACGGTGCTGTTGCGCCGCTCGGAGGTCCAGACGCGCACGGCGCGGTCATAGCAACTGGTGAGCGAGGGTTGCGACAGGCGCAGCCAATCGCTGCGCACCAGCGCCAGAAAGGCCGGGTCGATATCGCCCCGTTGGGCGGGAGCACGCCGCACTGCGCGCCCGTCGATCAGGTAAGCCAGCCGGTCGGCGGGGGCCGCTCCCTCGACCTGCCCGAGGTAATTCCAGAGAGATTTCTCGGACCGTCCCAGCTTGTGCGCGACCTCGCGCACGGCCGCGGAGCGGGTCAACCCGGCCCCTTCCAACAATTCGACCTCGGCAACGGCCTCTAGCCGCGCCTCGGCCTCAGTGCGGGCCTTGTCGCCCGCCGCTGCATAGCGTTCCCACGCCTCGTCTTTGCCGGATTTCTCCTCCGGGGCTTTGACCAGATCGGCGCTAAGTCGCATGCGGGCGCGCAACGGCAGCACGCTCCAGTGATATTCAACGCCGCCACCGGCCCCCTTGCGCCGCCGGACCTTACCCGCGTGCCGCGCCCAGCCCTCGCGTTGCGCCAACAGATTGACCTTGCGCTTGGTGCCGGGCAGGTCGGGCAACCCAGCCTCGGCCAGCTCAGCCGCACTCCACCACTCCTGCGCAGGGGCCGGGCCAGTCATGCCGCATCCCCTTGGTCAAGCTCGCCGAACAACGCCGCAACCTCTGCGCCGCGTTCCTCGAGGAATGCCCGGCGCTCGCGCTTGCCCGCGCGGTCCCAAGCGTCGAGTAGGCGCGACAGCTTCTGGTCTTTATCGCTCGCCGGGGCTGGAGCCTCGCCGCGTGCTGCAAGGTAAGCCTTTCGTGCTGCCCCCGCATTCTTGACCAGCCCCTCAGAGAGCGCTTCCACAACATAGTTGCGCTCCTCTGTGCCGACGATCTTTCTGAGCGCCAGCAAGTCATTCAGACGGAGGGCCGGCGAGTGTTTAAGGGCTTCGTATTCTTCGCGTGAAAGAGACGCTCCGGCTGCCATTATATTATAGACTTGGCGGGTTTTGATGCCCCGAGCTGTGGCGATGGTTTGTGCAAGTGCACTGAAATGCAGTTGCATCCAACGTCCTGCAGCCCCAGCTGATCCTTGCCGCATTTCGGGATGGATTTTCTGGATCATCTCCCGGCGCGTGGCCAAAAAGTAGGCGTCATCAAGGACGGTCATGGGTTGACCCATGAGGTTGCCGTCGATCTCCATAAGTCGCGCTTCTGCGTCGTTACAGCGAACCAAATCGACAGGAATTGAAGTCTTGCCCAGCTCCCTCATCGCGGCAAGCCTGTGGGCGCCGTCTATGAGATAATCTCCATCTTTCTTGCGGCGAACCCGGATGCTGCCGCTGAACCCGGTTTCCCTTATAGCTTCAACGAGATTGGCAATGCCGTCTGGAGATGTGTCACGTAACCGATCCTCGACCTTGATCGCGTCTATCGGCAATTCGGTGATTGTGGACAGGTGTTCAATCATTAGCCCACCATCTGGGCGTCGAGCCCGGCGCAATTGGTGCGGCAGTTGCCGCACATGCGGTGTCCCAATCCCGTTGACCAGAACTCGGTGCCGCAAGTCAGGCAGGGGCGGTTACGGGCGTGCTTGGATTTGGCTGTCTCGTTCTCCATCCGGTCTTGGGCGCGCAGGGCGATATCGCGGTTGCTGAACGCGCCAGATAAGCGCTCCTTACCGTCGAAAACGGCGTATCCATGGCCCCATCTTTGCACATGCAGGCTCATCCCGCTCACCCTCCGAAACTCGCGACGGCAAAGAGCAGGACGAACAGCGCCATAACCCCCACTACATCGCCAATGACAGAAAAAACGCCCCGGCCGGAGCAAGCAGATTGGGCACAGCCGGGGCGCAGTGACCGCGCAGCGCACAGGCCAGCACGCGCGCGGAGACGAAATTTATGGGCAAGGCGGCGGATCATCGGGCACGCTCCAGAACGAACGCTTCCTTGCGGATCGACAACTCATGATCCTCGGCCAAGCGACTGAGGCGCATCAGCGGCAGCGCACAGCACGGCTCGTCGATGTCGCGCACCAACTGCAAAGCCAGCGCCACGCGCTGCGCCTGCGGGATGGCCGCGATCTCAGCCTGCAACTGCCCGGCATCGGGAATGAGATCGGATAACCGCATCACATTAAATCCTCTGTTGAAGGGGGTGTTTCAGGGGCGGCACCTTGGCGCAGAACCGCGACAGACAGGCCCGCAGCGACTACGGCCCAGAAGACGAGGGCGAGCAGCAGGGCTATCGCAAAGCCGCTTCCGGGGGGAAGGTTGCCTTCGGGGTCGGGGCGCGGGCTCATGCGGCATCCTCCTGTTTGGCGGATGGACGGGGGATGTCGCGGGGCCATTCGAGGTCCCGGTCCCAATTCTCGTCGAACCAAGCGAGCAAGCGCTCGGCTGTCGCAGTGCGGCAATCCCAGCCGCACTCGATCATTTTCTTGAAGAAATCGCCCTTACCCAAGGCGCGCATGGAGATCGCATAGTGCGTGACCCCGCGATGCGCGGCGAGCGTGGTGGCGAGTGTTATAAGGGCGTCTCTCTGTTTCATGAGGAGAGTATAGCCACTACTAGCCCGGCAATACAAGCCTGTAGTAGCTTTATGTTTACGAATTGGCCATTACTGGCTATCGTGACCAGATGGATGTGATTCTTAACCAGATCGATGAGGCCCTGAAAAAGAAGGGCTATTCAGACGCGAAAGCCTCGCGGCTCGCGGTCGGTCATCCGTCTTTGATTAAGAACTTTCGAATGAAGCGCGACGGCGACAAACGATACAATTGGGCTTCACTGGAGCGGCTAGCCGAAGTACTTGATCTAGAGCTATATTTTGGTCCGCCGCGCGAAGTGGGGGCTGTATACACTACCCAGATCGACCACGAAGATTTCGCCGCAATCCCGCGCGTTGACGCGCGGCTGGCGGCGGGGGCAGGGGCCTTGAACGGCGATGTCAGCCTGCAAGGCGCACTGGCCTTTCGCCAGAACTGGTTGCGCGAGCGGGGTATTTCACCTGCGCAGGCGTGTCTGCTCACCGTTGCGGGTGACAGCATGGCCCCGACCCTGAACGACGGCGACCTTGTCATGATCGACGAGCGCCGCACCACGATCCGCAACCGCCACGTCTACGCCTTCGTCGACACCGATGGCAGCGCCCGCGTCAAGCGCCTCGACCTGGTCGACAACGAGATGATGGTGCTGACCTCCGACAACCCGATCCACCCGACCGAAACCCGCCGTGGCCCCGACATGAACCGCATGCGCGTCCTGGGCGAGATCGTGTGGTCAGCGCATGCGTGGTGAGGGCTTCGTTAAGATGAATATTACCGATGCTTCGACAACAGGGGCGGGAAAGCCGACTTTCGCTGCGCCCGGGACCTCGACAGCACCCGGGGCGGAAACCGGACCTTGCCGATATTCCACCGACGGCTACAATGACCCAAAGTAAAGGGTTAAACATGGCCATTCCACTCACTCCTCCAAACAACAAACGCAATTACATAGACGCAGGGTTTCATGGTATCTTGGCGGTTCTGGAAGCACTAAGCCCCGCCGGTCCAAACATTCCGAATGTTCTCTCAAATCTGAAATCCGGGTTCAGCGCACTTTCGGGCACGGCACAGGACGAGCCGGGGCAACGGGCTTGGATCTGGGCTTTTAAGACGATCAGTTACGCGGTTAGTGATGTGCTAAAGGCTGAGCGCATCAAAGCTCCACTGTCAGGGAAGAAAGATGAAGCGGTCAGTGAATTTCTCGAGACTGCGGCGCAGTTCGATGGACAAGAGCTTGATGCCCTTACGCTGACAAACCCAGGTCTTTCGCCTCTGTTCAATAAAGCGCATCAAGCTCTCGGAGCCATGCTCCTGAAGGCGACAACCAGTATGGATCTCGAAATCGATACGCTTGAGGAACGTTTCAGACGTGCCTTGCGAACTGGTTCAAATCGAACACTCTGCGAGGATCCCAGCTATTTTCGGGTTCTCGAAGATGGGCTTACAGGACTTGGGGGCGAAAGTGCTCGACGCGACGGACATTGGGCACGCCATGCATATTGGGTTTCCCATCAATATACGGATGCACCGATATTCTCTCCAGATGAGGCCGAAGTCATTCCGCTTGAAGCTGTCTACCTGCCGCCTCGGTGCTTTTGGCACCAAATTGAAAAATTCCAAAAAGAGGATGGTTCTGAAACAGAGCGTAAGACCGCACATGTAGCTGAGCTACATAAGGCGACGCATACTTGGATGGCTGGAAATGCTCAACAAGATCCTGTCCGTGTAGTTACCGGGGGGCCGGGAAGTGGGAAGTCCTCTTTCGCGCGCGCCTTCGCACATGAGGTGATTGAACAGGGCGTTCATCGCGTACTATTCATACAGCTTCAGCACATGGTTCTGTCTGGCTCACTACATGATGATATAGCGCGCTATGTCGACCGCCGCGATACCTCGACAGGCAAACACGGCAGCCCGGGCTTGCCCGGAAGTCCCCTGGATTGGCGCAAAACAGATGAGTTACCTATTCTAATCATCTTCGATGGACTGGACGAGCTATCAACTAAAGAAGAAGACGGGGAGCGCTACGCCAGAGAACTTCTGCTTGCCCTTAAACTAATGCTTTCACCTCTAAACACAGATGGCACCCCTATTCGGGCACTTGTGCTGGGTCGTAATCTGGCTTGTGAAGGCGCAATGAAGGCTTCCAATATTCCGGTGCAGCACATGCTCAACGTTGCGCCGATCGCAAAGATGACTAACGAAACATGTATGATGCCCTCACAGGCTGATGATGAAATCGAAGACCCTGATGGCCTGATGAGTAATGATCAGCGGGCAACCTATTGGCGGAAATGGGCGACTCTCAAGGATCTTGATCCAGAGAAAATACCAGCTGCAGTTACCGCTGACAGCATGAGAGAGCTTAATGTTGAGCCCCTTCTATTGCACCTTTTGGTGATCTCAAAATACAGTAGTGACGATTGGGAAATAGCGGCTGATAATAAGAACGTTGTTTATGAGGATATCCTCCAGAAAATATTCGAACGAAACAAAGAGAAAGATCACTTCGTCGCCGCGGGTGTAAATGAGGAGCTATTCTTTGAGCTGATGGAATGTCTTGGCATTGCTGCTTGGCGTGGAAACGGGCGCACAGGAGATGAAGACGACTTTCGCCAAATTCGTAAATTGCACCTTGGGCGTGAAAAGAAATTTAAGGACTTTCCTGCGGCAAACCTTAAATCAGTGGCTCTCAACATTCATACCCGTGCTGGGCAAGGCGACGCGGACAGCGGATTCGAATTTATTCATAAGAGCTTTGGCGAATATCTTGCTGCTCGTGGTCTGTTATCGCACGCCCTGAAGGTTGCAAAAGAATTGGAAGACGCGGAAGCTGAAGACGTTGAGCAGAGATGGAGTCAGATTATTGGATCTGGTGAACTGACAACTGAGATCATAGATTTTCTTTATGATGAGGCGCGTGAGAAGTTAACGTCCGAGACTGCGCTCGGCCCTAAAAATGCTTTGACTGAATTGCTGGGGTGGACACTCAGTAATGGTTTTTCTGTTCATAAAATGGCCCCCGAAGCACAATGGACCGATCTGGTTTTCCGACATCGTTGTGCGATTACTGCGCTCATGGCATGCACTTCCTCGTTGGCTACGGCTATCCCGATAGGAGATTGGAGTACCATAGAGTTTAATACACCTTGGACCGTGAATATCGATTGGCCAAATACCGATAGGCTTAGCACGAAATCACTTCTCAACGAAATGGGTCTCACCGACGAAAAAATAGTCGTAAAGGTCCTCCGCAGGATCAATCTTGCGGAGCAACGCCTTTGGAACCAAAGTTTGAGCCGAGCAAACTTAGAAGGTGCCGATCTTAGGTCAACGACGATCATATGGTCCACATTAATAGGGTCCAACCTAAAAGGGGCCAGCCTCGAATATACGGATGGAGTAAAAGCAAGTTTAATTGGTACACATTTGAAGGAATGCGACCTATCAAAGTCGACCTTTGATAACGCGATGTTTGAGGGTGTCAGTATGCGCGGGTGCGATCTAAGAAACGCAAGTTTCCGCGATATTGATGCTTCAAGCACCAGAAGTCATTTTGCACTTAACATATACGACAATGAGCGCGTGAAGGGCTCCATTGATCTAGAAGGTGCTCATCTTGAAAATACAGACTTTTCGGGCGCAGATCTTTCTGGGGTAGTTAACCTATCACTTTCTGCGTTAAATTCTGCAGTCGGCACCATTGGAACAAAGCTTCCAGATTACATAAATCGAGAAAAAGTTGTATGGTTGATGGAAGGAAACGCCCAAGAAAAGCGGGCGCCTAACGCTTATCAACACGCTGCGAGGAACCGAGGCCGTAGACGGCCTAGACATGTCAGCATCCCTTCGATGTAA